AGGCTTAAAGCTTTTCCATTAATCACGCTGTTAATGTAACAGCTAAATAAAAACTCGGTCTTTTCCACGCCATCGACGATCCAGGCGGGGTGGGTGGTTTCAGCCCCGCCGGTATACAATTCGGAGTTTTTAAGCTTTGGCATTTTAAACATAAAAGACGGGTAAACAACCCCCGCCACGTCATCAATCATTTTTACTTCCACGTTACCACGGCTTAATGATTTAGCCGCTAAGATTACATCATCAAAATTAGCCATTAAATCACCTCTGTAACAGGGGCATCTACGTTAACAGGAACATCCATACTCCATAAATCAAGAATGCAGTTGTCCATGCTAAAAGGTACCGCCACACTATTGACATAAGCTCGTGCAGGAATGGTGATTTGAGCAACATAATAAACCGCTAAATTTGTGATCAAGACACAATCATAATCCATGCAGCAATTCAACGTTACCTCAAAATCACGTTCATAATTTTTCAGGTTCAACATGATATCTTCATCAACGCCTAAATAAATCTTTGTTCCGACAACTCTATAAACTAACTTTGGTCCTTCGTTTTTTTCATTAACAATCATTTGTTATCTCTCCCTTGATTTCATTTTTGTTATTTGTTCATGCGTTTTCTCTGCGATGCAGGCGGCATACTCACGATCTTTTCTTGATGCGTTTCGTCCAGGGCCTAAATCATTTAAGATTTTATGCTCCCTGGCTCTTCGATCATCCGATTTAATAATGATGTTGGCCATTAGATCATACCTCCGGAAACGATGCAGATCACAGTGACCGCCGTGGCTGCCCCCGTGTGAGCGATGGTGAAACCATTGGCCTGTTTATTTGTTATGACGACATCACCTGCATCTGTGCCGGTTACAGTGCTGATCTCCACAGCCACACTATAATTGATGTGGTTGCGCAGGATTGGGATGTTTACTGACAAGGGAACATTTGCCCCCGCCAAAGTGACAGGAATCCGTAAAGGCCGGTTGTTTTCAACTTCCAGCGATGCATAATTGGCGTGCTGATTTAAAAAGGCATTATGAATATTATTTGCTAAAATGCCCTGTTCAATGTTATTCATTCTGATCTGGTCAAACGGTGTTCCGGTTTGTATACCAGGAACATCATCTAACCATTTGGTTAAACTGTAATGGGTAGGATCTGCCATAATTTATACCTCCTTAATAGGTAATTCAAATTTAAATAACACGCCTTGTGAGCCTGTCTTTGATACAGACTCGACTTTGGAAGCGACGATATCGCCGTTGTTATCATACAAAACGACCTCCGTAATTGTCAAAGTCCCTGCCGGGACGTTTGGACAACCAACAATGATCACCACATTTTCTCCGGACACTGTTTTGCTGTTGATCACAGCGTCATAGTAAGTGGACCCGATTTTGTACTTTGCTTTAATCACGTCAACCATGATTTTGTTTCTAATCTTATTCAGATAGGTTGTACTCCAAAATGCCATAACTTACTCCTTTCTTTATGCCCCACAGATTAATTCCCCGCAGAGCATATAATTAACCGGGCTAAATGTCCGAATTGTTGATAAGGCCATGGCACCCATGACCGCCGCCAACCCCACAGAGCCCGCTGCTATTAGAGCACCACAAACCCCTTGTTGATTGACTGCACTTGACTCAATACATGAGGCTCCCAGAGGATTATTGATTGTCAAGCCAATTGTCCCTGAAGCTATTAGCCTGTTACAAATGTCATATTCAATTTGTGCCCTATCACACACGAATGACGTACCAATCGGGTCATCAATTATCAAACCAACGGTTCCCGGAATTGGTAGCGTGCCACACGGGTTTTCGTTGCTTAACCCTGAAGTGGAGTTGTCGTCCATTCCCATCGGCTGGTTAAAAATAACACCGATCGTCCCTATATTTGGAAACGTCCCGCATGCTTCGATAGCATAGGCTGCCCGTGTTGTAAGGTTGGATAAAGACATACCTGAAGATATAATTTCTCCAATTGTCCCCGTGATGTGATATTGACCGCACAGCATATCGCCGCATTTGGTCAAAATATCATATTTGTACCATAAATCGATAATTAAATTAGCCGGGCAAACAGCATTCAATAAATTTAAAATCTCGTTGAAGTTTGATTTTGAATTAACAGAGATCCTTATTTTTAAAATCGAATTGACACTATCGAGAAATAAGGTATAATCTCCATTTGTTAAACTCGATAAGTCATTTTTTAAGGCTATTTCCGTGTAAGGGAATGACCTCTTTAATCGGGCGGAAACCCGAAACCTCCGATCTTCTAACACATCATTGATGTTTGTGGGAATCTTTAAAATCTTTTCCCACCGGTTTGCACCGTCGATGGTTAGTGTGTTGACAAACTGATTGTTCTTAATATTTTCACTTTCATCCGCGGTTGTTTGAAATTCTGGATTTTCAGCATTTACGATCTGCTTAATTTCTTCAACACCCCCTAAATAAAGGGGCACCTGATTGATTAAGCTTACATTCCTAATCATGCGGTTACCGTCCCCAGAGTCGGTATCTGGAAGGCTGAGAGCGTGAGATTGTTTGCCACACCATTTATTTTGGTATTCGCAATATCGAGAATACCGGTGATGGCCAATAATTTTGTTTCGATTTGTGCGGTTCTGACAATCAAGCTGCCTTGATCCGCCCAGGAGGTTCTTAATTCCAACAGGTAATCTGACACTGCCTGAGTGATCGCAATGCTTGTCCCGTACCCATCATCATAAGTAATTGTGGCCGTCACATCAATGACCACTTCCGCCGGAGTGTTCACGGTGACAATGTGTCCGATTGGAGCAATGCCCAAACCCTGACCATCCTGTGTAGGATCGATGGCCACCTGTACAGCGCTGATTAAGGCGCTTGACGCTTTGTTAAAATCCGAATCCAATATTGTTAATTTAACTGTGCTGCCACCATTCCAGTTGGGTGTAACTTTGGTTGAGCCAACGCCAGGCAGAGCATTTGTTTTTTCCAGATAATCAGTTTTATTTCCACCAAAAGCTTTTGTTTCGAAACTGGCAAAGTAACGTTCCCTTAAATCCTCTGTAGCTTCTTCGTCCTCCCCAGGTATAAGCACTTCAGCCAATCGTGCGGTTGCCAGGCCGGCAATGTAATTTATAGGGACTAGAACCCCATAAAATTGATTTCCAATAATTCCCGCTGTTTCACACTGCATCTGATAATTTCCATCAGAGGTTTTAGATTTTGTGAAATAGTTCAATCCTCCCAAACTAAAACGGGAACCGATAGGGATGTTAATACTCGATGGTGTGAATTCACCCCTTAAGGTGGCCGTGGTCGAAGGGTATACAATAACGCCCCGTTCCGCGGCTCTTTTAATTAGATTTGGTCTTGATGCCGTATCGGCAAAAGTCTCATTCAATATCACATCAAACTCAATATAAATTAATTGAAGCTCGACCGCCGCCGGTGCTAGGGCATCAAAAATCAAACTGCCTTCTCTTGTATCAATATCCGGATTACTTTCTATTACCTTTGCAAGCATCCGATTCATAATCACATCATAGGTTATACTTTCATACATTTATATATTTGCCTCCAATCCACTTATAAAATTACCCACATTTGAAACAACTGTAAAACTTGTGAGAACTTTACTTTTTATGATTTCATGGGAAAAGTTTGACACCTCATTAATACGATCGTCTTGAGTGAGTGCTTCCTTGATATATCTTTCCAGCTCTGGAATGATCAGAGTGGTAGGTTTCCCGATGAGTTTTCTAATTTCAACCCCGTAATTCCATGAAAAGATAAGATACTCAAAACGTTCTGTGTTCAGGATTAAATAAACGGCCTGCTTAACAGCCTCTAAACCGTCACAATAACCCGTGATCCGGTTGTTTTCAACATCTAACCGATAGGTCTTACTGGGTTTCTGTGTGATTTTGTCCAGAGACGCCAGATTGTTTGTGCTTGTGGGAATCATGTTGACCACACCCTATCCAGCACTACAAATTTTTGACCGCCTTGAACACGTAATAAAACCACGGTGTCCCCTAATCTTAGGGTGCTTTGCTGTAGATACAGTTTGTCACCTGAATAATCGTGATAATGACCAGGATCACCGCCAGAGCCGGTTGAACCATTAACAGTAAAAGTTACCCCGTGATCTTTCACAGCATCTGTAAGGACTAGGAAGGCCGCCGTTAATGTCATTTTCTGTTCAATTTTAATTTCCAGAGGATCAGCACTTGTCACGGTGCCAAACATGACAGCCACCGGAGCGTTAGCCTGCATGGCGCCTACTCCTGCCTTTTTAATTGTATTAAGTAAATCAGCCATTGATCAGGCCCCCTCCTGTTATTTCTAAATCCATGGTGTGTAAACCGTTGTTAAAATTATGAGTTGCCTTTGTGACCTGCATAAAAGCACCAGTGGTGTACCCCTCAATGTTAAACCCCATATCAACGGCATCATCAATTTGAACGTACACGGTGGATCCACCTCTTACCCGTATATCACCAAACGCCCCGGAAAGACTCATTGTTCGTGTCTTCTTATTTTTTTGAGCTAATAGTGTATCTGCTTTGGCGTCTCCATTCTCATCATTTGCAACCGTGTCATAAAACTGCAATAGCCCCCATTTCCCAATCGTGTTAGGATCATTTCTGATAAAAACCTCACGGGTACCATCCTCATTTTCTCTGACAACTTTAATCTGATTGAAAGTTTCAGAATCGATTGAGGATTCAAAGGTAAAGTCCTGGGCGGTTTCATTATCAACCTTCAAAGGAATCTTGAAAAAATTTGTATCGTGCAAAGCAATTTCTCCAAAATTGTCCCAAAGGATATAATCCACCCCGGTGTTATCCCTGGTTAATTGGATGGCCGTTAAAAGCATGTCCAAATAGGTTTGATTGTCCTCCACTCTGCTAGGGATTACATAAAATGTTTCCATGATATCATTCCCGCTTTTTATCTGCGTATCCGAACAAAGCATTCTTAAAAATTGAGTTAGTGTTTTATCTGCATAAATGTAAGTATCAGAACTTAGCAGATACCGAATTTGATCATAGGCCGTAATGGTTATTTCTTTAGTTTTATTTGGTGCAATCCCAAACACATAACCATAAAAGCAATTATGTGTTTCATTGGTGGGATCCAGGGTACTTGACTGAAAACTGACAATGTCTCCTTCTTCCACCTTGAAATTTTCATCAGCCAAAACAGTGAATTTTAAAACGGCGGGCTTGTTCTTTTCCCTGGTAAGGGTTACCCCGTCTTTCACTACTGGCTCATAAATGGTATTTCCATTTTGCGTTTTAATGTCCAGGATCATATTAATACCCTGTCAAGTCAATGACTTGTCCTGGGAATATCAGGTTTGCATCAGCAATGCCGTTCGAAGCGGCCACATCCCAACAACGGGATCCGTCGCCCAGTTGGCTCCTGCAAATCGCCCAAAGGCAATCCCCCGAAACAACGGTGTATAATCGCCGTGCCGGTTCTGGCGCTGGATCAACTGGCCTGGGTGGATCTGCCACCACTGGCGGTATTTCCGGCTCGATGATGACAAATTTTGTTCCATATTCCTTGAATTCTTTTAAATTAATTGATACTTTTATATCCGTTCCGCTCCCAGCGTCTTCCACCGGTGTAAAATCTTCTAAAGAGACTTTAATATTAGTGTTAAACAAAGGTTGCCCGGACTGGCTTTCTCTTGAAACGATGAATTGAAAGGTTTTCTTATCATTTTTCAAGGCTTCTAAGATGTCTAAATAAAAAGTAGCATCTTTAAATCCCTCCGGATAAATCGCAAAAGGATAAAGAGTTTGTGGGATTAAACACTCAAAGGCCACGGTTTTTAAGCCGGAACCCTTTAAGATATTTATTTCGGACCCATTGATTAAATCCAAGGTTGTATTTTTATTTGTTGTGACAATTTGAAGGTTCGAAGGCGTAACAGGTAACGCCACATTGTCCAAATAAACGATATAAGCCATTCTTTACGCCTCCCTTAATAAATTCCCGCTGCGCTGATCTGCAGCTGTTCTTCCAATTCATCACCTAACAGTCTGACCACTTTTTTAATATCCATTTCATTATTAATTATATTGTCCCCCATATGAATATGAATGATAGGAGCCATGGTAATTTTACTGTTATTTGAAACACTCGATCCCCTTAATGAAGCAGCTTTTTCAGGAGATAAAGCCTCCATGCTATCTTTGTTATTTGTAATGGTTTCGCCACCACGGAAGTTCATTAATTCAGGCCCGTTTTCACCGACCCAATGAACCCCGCGCGTTGCGTTTCGTGTTCCTGCAGCGTAACCGCCTGTAGGCGTGTTCAAGATTGATCCATAGCGGTCAATCATGTAGTTAATGGCACTAATTGCATTGGAAACAGGGTCCCATATACTGCCGCCAGATGAATAGGCGTCAAACGTACTTTGAATCATCTGCATCAGGCCCATACTAGGTGTTCCCGCCATGGCGTTACTGTCCCAGTTGTTTTGAGCGTTACGATCCCCGCCACTTTCGTTCATGGCGATAGTTACCAGATGATTGAAATTGTCCTGCCCTGTTATTCCGATAGCATTCATGGCCTGTTGTATCCAGGCTCCCACGTCTCCACTACCACCACTAATAGCAGCTGTCATTGGATCCACGGCGACACCGTTCTCATACACTCCATAATGGAGGTGAGGCCCGGTGCTGTTTCCGCTTGAACCGACTTTACCGATCTGTTGCCCGGCTGATACCGCTGCACCAACAGAGGTCATAATCTCTGATAAATGCGCATAGAGAGTGGTTAACCCGTTTCCATGATCAATTTCAACCATGTTTCCGTAACCACCATTTTCACCGGCAAAGATAACTTTTCCGGCTGCGGTCGCTCTGACTGCAGCGCCATAGGCCGCCCCAATATCGATCCCTTCATGATATGTGGATCCGAAACCTCCGGGGCTTTCTCTGCTACCAAAAGCGCTTGTAATATTCTGTGAATCAGTTGGGAATAGTAAGTTTCCCAAAGTTGGTAACGATATTCCCATACGTGCCAATAACGCCGAACCCATATCGCCCATGTGTTCGAATATGCTTAAGGCATTTGTTCTGCCTTGCAAAAATGCTTCTTTTAATGTTCCCATTAAAGACGTTGCAACCTTGCCAAGATTTGTATTGCTTAAGCTATTGATTAACCCTTGCCCTAACATTTCCCCGACATAGGTTGTGAAACCAGATGGTGAGTTAATGTCAAATCCTTTTAAAAACGCATTTTTGATAAAATCGACAATTCCCTGGGTTGCAGATGTGAATGCATTCCAGGTACTCATGCCACCTGACAAACCACTTGCTAAAAATCCGCCCGTGTCAGTACCGAATTGACCCAATGGGTTTAATTGGCCAGTAATTAGACCGTAGATACCTTGCGCGGCGGCGTTGGCAATAGGTGCGGAAAGGTCGATACCCCCACCCATGGAGATGATACTGTTTGAACCAATAGTGTTTAGTTCGCCTGGTAGTGTATTAATATTTTCATGGATTCCGTCATGCACGCTCAGTGCACTTTGATCAGTCAAAGGTTTTTGCGAAAACATTCCGTTGCTTAGATTCAATATCCCATTTATCCCAGTTTGCTGTAGTTCGCCTGTGATGGGATTAATGAATCCCATTGTGCCATCATGGATATTTTGTGCTTTTTGGTACACCTCGGATGACCTGTCTTCCATTCCGGAAGCAAGCGCTCCGGCTGCTTCCCCTCCAACTTCTTGAATATACGGTATATTTGCTCCAAAAATATTAAATATACCATTTATTGCATTCGCTAAATCTATAAATACATTTTGCGTTGCTATCCCAGTGGTTTGCGCATCTTCTAAAAACCCTGTTAGTCCATTTTTAGGCGGAATAATAAGGTCTGCTATCATTTTTGGAAATGTCACTATAAATGTTCCTATATTAAGTAACATAGCGCCTACGCTTGTTAATACGCCTAGTGCTCCACTGAACCCTGTTCCTAACGCATCTCCTACACTTTTCCAGTCAGTGTTTTGTAATTGGCCATTGTTCATAATGACTGTATTGAAAAAGCTATCCCATGCATTTTTAGTGTTATTAAATGATTTTTCTATCTGAGGTGTGTTCTCTTGTACTTTTTTAAGTATTTCATCCATTGCTGTGTTAAATTCATTTTTGCCTGCTGTAAAATCAGTGCTTATATTTTTTATGAATGTCTGCACGTCTTTATTGTCAAACATAACTGTAACAGCACTAGCAACTGTCTTTGCTGTTCCTTCAAAACCAGACCCTACGTCTGCAATATCTTGCTTGAGTGTAGGAAGTCCGTTTGTGGCAAGTGCAGCATCAATTGATTTTACAATATCAACCATGCCACGTGTTGCAGCCTGGCTCATTTTACTAAATGTTCCTGACCAACTATCCCCTGCCGTTAGTGCCGCTCCTGCAATATTTATAACACCATTAGCGCCAGTTTCCATAGCATTTTCAACTGTGTTTAAAAAGTCATTCGAGCTTATCATGCCTTTGCTTAGTGCATCTTGAACGTCGCCGGACATCTGCCCTGTGGCTTGCGCGTATATACCAACCGCGTTAATCCCGGAATCGAACAACCTGTTGAGTTGGTCCATCTCAACAGTGCCTTTAGTTCTCATCTTTGTAATTGCATCAGTCACGTTTAAAAATTCTTCGGTGGTTCCTTTGCCATAAAAACTAACTGCATCCGTCCAGGCTTTTACGCTCTTTGTTGCGCTCTTCATATCCATGCCCCGCGCCACAAAGTTTTGAGCTGCCTGTGCTGCATCGTTTAACCCATAAGCTGTGCCCGTTACAATGCCAGTTAAATCTTTAAGCCCATCCTTTGCAATATCAGTGCTGCCCGTCATAGTTGTTATGGTACGATTAAAGCGATCCATGGTGTCCATGCGGTCAAAAGCATTGCTTAAAGATTCTTTTATTAAACCTACCCCGACAGCTGCAAGAGATAACAGACCTAATGCTCCTGCAATGTTTTTGATACCTGTGATTGCGTCGGCTGAACTTCCACTCATACCGCTAACAGATTTGTTGAGTTTATCCTGCGCGCCTGTTGTTTTATTAATATTATCTTCAATCTGTTTAAAAGCACTGGCAGCTTTGGTGAGTTCACCTCTAGCGGCTGTTATACCTTTTACATTGATGGCGTTCGCGCTGGCTCGATTCATATCCTCAAACGTCGAGACAATCATGTTCATGGAATTCATCATGGATTTGAAAACAGGAGTCATCCCGTCATTTATTTTTAGTGTACTTGCAATTGTGGCCATTTCATCACCTGCCCTTCTTCTTTGCTTTTTTCTCCTGTTCGACTTTTATATCGATGGAAGCAATAACAAAAGCTTTTTCTTCACGGCTAAGTGCTAAAAATTGAGATGGCATTAAATTCAGTTCGTGAAGGCAGTAAAATGCATAGTTCGCATCATACTCACCCTCACTTATTAGTTTTTTGCATCGTCTACCAGTTCATCCATATCAATGTCAAAACCACATAACTCTTGAACTTTGATCATCAGGTTGGCAAGTTCCCCCGGATCTAACATTGCTCTGAGTAAATCCACAGGTGTCTTTACACCATAAGAATCCTGTAATTCGGCATTTTGTAGGTCGGGGAACTCCACAGAGGCCACCGCTAATTTAGCTGTGTAGGTTTCACCGCTGAGCTCTTTAACTGTTTGCCCCCGGATTACCTTCCCATTTTTGCCCTTGGCGGGAACTTGAAAATAACTTGATTCTCTGATTTTTGAATCCTCTTCAGAGGTCAAAGATTTTAACTCCCATAACAAATAATCACCCTTATCATCCAAAAACGCTCTGGAAGCAGGGTAAAACACATTTTCTTTAACAATCTTGTTGGCTGACATGAATCCTGATAAACTTTTACTCATTTTTTAGTACCATCCTTTTTATTTTTTTTATTTAAAAAGAGACGCCTTAGCGCCCCAATTATTTGTTACATTCCTGCAATAGCATTAAACTTTTCAGGCATTTCACAATCATCGAAGGTGAAGTCCATATCTTCATCAAGCAAGGCGGCGTCTGCATCCAGTTTGGCCATGGTGATCGAATCAGAGTTGCAATCCTTAAGAATAACGGTTTGACGGCCAACGCTTGAACTAAGATCAGCATTGGTAATTTGAATATCAAAGTAAAAATCCTCACCGGTATCTTTAAACTTGAGCATTGCTTCACGGAAAATTGACGTATTGTAATAAAAGGTCATGGACCCGGAACCTTTCCACCCAACTGATTTATTGGCTTTACCAGTTTTCCCAAGGATGGCCACTTCTTCTTTTGATTTTTCTATGGTGGCATCAATGCTGATTACCGTCATAAAATTGTAACGTCGGCCAGCAATCGTGATGTAGCATTCCCCTTGTGAACCAGAAATGGTATCTCTTACATTCATAATTTGACTCATATTTTATCTCCCTTCTTTTTTAGGCTACGACAACAGTCATATATAACTGTGTCATGCAATTTGTAACAGTAACTACGTCGCTGATAACCACGGATTTTTTGGTGTCGCCTTCTTCGATGATTACCAGGGCAGGATCAAAGTTTTCAATCGCTCTGATTTGTTCCAGATCCTTGTGATGTTTTACAATGTCATTCCACAAACTGATACGGCCACTTTCATCATTGGGAATAACTCCCAGGTAATTAGTGTTAAAAATCAAAGCAACATCATTGGCGATTTGGTCAATGACACGAATTGCTTGGTTGCTTCCAAAATCGGCTGTTTTATCAGCGGTAAAGGATGTAAAGCTATTGACATCATCAAGGGTTCTAACGCCAGTGCCAACTTTGTGAAACGCAAATATACCAGCCGCAATAAAAGCTTCCAGTTGAGATTGCGTGTAAACCGTGTTAATAGTGTACTCACCATCATACAAAGCATTGGTCAGGGATTTGTTAATTTCACAAGCCCCCTGAGCTCCGGTGGTCCAATAGACAAGCGCATGAGCCGGAGCGCCAACATCATTGACAGTGTTTGGAATCACAATACAACCCTCATGATCCGGGATCGTTGCTGTTACGGGTAGAACCGTTTGGAATTTAACCCCTAATTCATCTCTTAAACGTTTGGTAAAATTAATGAATAAAGCCGTTACCGTCACATCATTAGTAGGACAACCTAATGTATTAAAACTGTAACTTTCAATTTTACTCAAGAATGCCGCATAAGCAGTCCCCGCCACTATGGCGGCATTGGTTCCTGCGGTTAAAGCAAGGCCGGCATTAACGGCCAGCACTGCACCGGGTTTGAATGTAACAAAGTCATTATCTTTTAACCCCGCCGCCGTTACCACTGTTTGAGAATTTACAACAACATTATCAATTAATGTTTTTACGTCAAAACTTGCGGGTACATCCACGTTAGAAGAAATGACTGTTTTAAGATCATTGCCTCGAACGCCTGAGTATCTAGCCGTTGCAAAAGTATTAGCGGCTTTAACACCACTACCATTCAAACGATAGCAAAGCAAAGTTCTTGCCCGTTTAAATACCTCTCTAATATTTTTCAATTTCACATTTCCATAATCATAGCCGAACAGGGTCAAAGCATTCTTTTCAAAATCTGCCCGTTCCACTGTGAAAATATCACTTTCATTGCCCCAATCCAACTCAAAGGGCATTGCTGAAACCCCTCTTTCTCCAATAACTGAACCCGCTCTGGCGGCGCTTACAAAATTAATATATGCCCCGGGCAAAACTTTATTCTGGGAGATAAATGTCCCTCCACCTAATGCCATTTATTGCACCTTTCCTTTCAAAAACTTATCCACTAAATTGTCCACTTCATTCAAAGTGTAACTTTGTCCATCAACTAAAAGAGCGCCAACTAAGTCAACGCTATCTTGATATCTCTTGCTTTTTAATAATTGTTCTTTGGCAAAAGTCTGTTCGACTTCAACCGACTCTACTTTTTTAGCCATTTGTAATACCTCCATTTACTTGTAATGTTTCCATTGGATCCTCTGCTACGACCTGGATCCTTAAGGACAGGTCATAATTAACCATAAAATGCCCGACTCCATCAATCTCCTGGCCGCTCATCTTAACCCCTCTTATTTGCTCACCATTCTGAAGCTCTAACAGCCCCATAGAGTTGATTAATATTTCAAGGGTTAAGAATATATCTGACTGGCCATTCTGTGTTAAATAAACCACTTCAAAGGGCATAGCCTGTAGAAATCTGTTAATACCTTCTTTGTAGCCAATGTTAATACAGTGCAAATAAAAACAGGGCTCCTGAGTGCCTTGTTCAACTGGATCTGTGTATATTGCATATTCCGGAAAAAGCCCGGCCAGTTTAATGGCCATGGCATTGATAATTTGTTCAATCATTTCATTGCCTCCATCAGGTATGCCATTAATCTTTTTTCCAATAAGGCCGGGGCTAATGCTTCAACTTTACTTTCGGAAATAGTCAAAAAGAACTGACCATTTACCCAACCGCCCCCGCCACGAGTACGATGCCCAAATTCAACATAAGAGGCATAATAGACCGGGTTAAAGATAGCACACCGATATTCACCATTTCGGTAAACAACATTGATCTTTGAAGCAGATCCGGTTTTACCTGATACCCCAATAACGCCGCCTTTTTCACTGACGTTTTCAACCCCGCCAGTCCACCCACGTCTTAAGTTTCCACCATTGTCGATTCCAACAGGGGTTCTTTTAATGACCCGGCTTAATAATCGGGCAGCCAGTTCTTTACAACAGCTTTCCATAAAAGCCTGTTTGCCTTTATCTATTTTCTCGAGCTTTTTAGCAAAGGCCTTAAACTGACTGTAATCAACATTCCTACTCATTATGTCCAGGTATCCCAGATAGTTAGATTAACCTCCTGGTGAGAGGTGTAAACCGCTGGGAGTCCGGAACGTTTATATCGCCCAACCTGATTATTTTGAGTAACAATCAACTGGGACCCCGGCTCGATTAAAATCTCCGGGGCTATAAACAATTTGACGGTTTGGGTTTGGATGGCCACCCCTATACCGCTATCAGCCGTGGTTGGTGCATTGCCAAATGACAACCGGCAAAGCTGATTAGAATAAACAGTGACCTCTCCAAATTTTGTGATCCTAGTTACTGGATCTTTAATGGGCATCTTTTCAATTACTTCACATCTACCTTCATAAAGGCTTTCAATGGCCTGCCTGATGCCTTCTACCATGACAGCACCCGGTATTTATTGAGTTGCGCCTGGTAGTTTTTAATTAAAGACTGAGTATAATCCGTAGCAACATTTTTATAACTGACTGACGTATCACCTTCACTGATTGAAGAAACCGCCCCCAATGCAATTTTTTCATTGCCTATGTTCTCATTCCTATAAAGATCCATGGCCATTCGGTACCCGGTGTTTTTTAAAGCATCCGGCATTTTGTTCATGTTGCAGTAATTCAGGATTGTTTCAGTGGTATTGTCTAAACAAAATTGCAAAACAAAATCCTTTGTTAAATCTGTTAGAGCAATGCCCAACAGATCTTTTAATTTATCAAGCTCCACATTGTCACCTCATTTCAAATAAAAGAGGCTTAGTGGTTGCCCCTTATTTTTATTAAGTTAATGTAATAGTCCCAATCATCAGGCCTCTTGAATTTGGCATTGCTGGGATGAAGACACCAGACGCCTTTGTCCAGGTGGCAACAGGATCGGGAGTTTCCCATTGGGTGATCGTAACAAACTGACTGGATGACTTAGCAGTCCATGGTCCAGTTGCCAGTTCTTCAGGTGTTACACCCCATAACCCGGCTCCAACAGTTCCATTTGCCAAAGTCGAGAACATGATGAATTTGTTTTCATCAATATAACGTTTGGTAGCGATGGCGCCTGCAGCGGTTTCATAGGAATATAGTTCGTCATTGATTTCAAGTGTGAAACCAAACATACTCAGCATTAAAGCGTTCATTTGTGGCAATGATAGGAATGTGCCGATTCCGGCGGTCCCATAAATAGCCGTTTGAACTGCTTTATTCTGTCTGATCCGATTCACAATCTTAGTGGAGGTAACGGCCTTAGTAATGGTCTGGCCATTAGTTTTAGCAATATCCACCATTTCCTGAATGTTTGCCAGAATATCAACAGTATCCAGTACCCAGGTATAGGCCTTTTTATTTCCCGCTGGGACGGCATAATCAACAGTGAAATCAAGATTATTTTCTTTAACTTTGATCTTTCCTGACTGGATCAACTCCATTTTCGCTACTTCAGTACGGGTTTTAACGGATTCAGCCAAACGGCCCATATCATCATAGACATAATCAACCAGGGCTTTTTCATCGACGCCTTGATTTCTAAGAATTGAAGCACGTTCGGTCTGATTGATTTTTTCTTTAATCAGCATCTTTTCCAAAGAAACACGTTCAAAAGTAGGACGTGATCCAATAGCGGCCTCTGTATCAAACCCATGGACTTTGGCCATCTTAGGAATTTGAAGAGGATCCGACAATCTGTAAAACTCTGCCTGAAGGTTCTGGGTTTTTAAATCCGGAAACAGGCGATCGCCCATATAATTTCGCTTAATAGTGAGATTCTGGGAAAAATCCAGTAAATCTTTCTTTGATACTAATTGTAAAATATCTGGCATTAGTCAATACTCCTTACTGTTTCAGATTCTGTGTCAAAATACATGCCTGATTTGCCCAGGGTTGTAATGGCGGCCGCCACGGCAACAGTTGGCAATTTGGCATTTAATACCCGTCCTGCGATCATGAGTGATCCGGCATGGGCGCCGTTGGTAACATCCACATCCTCATATATAATTCCGGCTGCAGCGATATCATTGGTTGGCCATATAGTCCCGGCCTTTACAGTTTTAAAACCATAAGCATCGGCAACAACACCTGTATCAGGCACGTTGATTGTTTTCAGTGTTAATCCCACATCACTTGACAAGAAATTTTGTCGAGTGGTGGTTAATTCTGTTTCTGTATAACTCATTTGTTTTCCTTTCTATTTTGTGGCCGCTGGCTCAAACATCGCATTGTATTTTGCTGCATGAGATTGGCCAATACTCAAACCACCTGGGTTTGGATCTGCTCCACCTGAAGCGCCTGCGGGTGTGCCGCCGACAACAACGGTTTCTTCGGTACCAAATAAGAACTTTGAATCTTCACCCTCTGACAAAGCTTTCAGCTGTTCAGACAGGCCTATGACGGTTTCCCCATCAAGTTTAATTTTGTCCATGTCCAATAAGGCCTTGACGGCTTTACTATTTCGGGCTTTCGCGCCTTCCACCGCTTTATCAATTGCGTTTCCGCGTTTGATGTTTGCAATGTCATCAGCGTACTTTTTAGCAGCTGTTTCATTTTCAATCTTAATCTTTGCCAACTCTGTTTTTAACGTTTCAGCATCCACCCCCGCGGTACCTAACTCTTTTAATTGGGTGTCCCGGGTGGTGATATCTGTTTCAGCCTGTTTCAGCTTTCCATTGACCTCGTTGAATCGCTCCAAGGGGATAAACTCCTTAGCAATCATTTCCTTGACAGCCTTTTCGGTTGCCTTTGCCTGGGTCGTGTCTAATCCTAATTCGGTATAATTAACTGGCATCTTTTCCCTTTCGTAAATACATTTTTTTACACGGTATAGTCCGTGAAATCCGTCTTTGATTTAACGTCTCAATACTAAAAGACGATATAAAAAATAAACGGTTTAACGACACGTTTAGGTCGAGATAATAGTCACACCCTTTCGATTAAAAATGGGTAATAAAAAAGCACTGATTAAAGTGCTGATTTAGTTTTTTAAACTTCCTTGGTAACTTTTGGCTCTTCTTCCTTTTTTCTTGAGCATCAATAGCTTCATCCAATCAATTGCCCGATTTAGCGACATTTCAAGAGATCCTTGAGGATAGAAGTCCACCCTCGGTGATTCATCGGGCTCTATTTGAGCTTCCATTTTTAAAACCCCTTTGAATTCAACCACTTTACCATCATCTGTTGTGACATACATAATTGCTTCATTCATATCATTTGCCATTATCAGGCCCCTCAAATTTCATACTTTTCTCTAAATCATCGGCTAATTTCTTACAAATTGTTTTAATATCAGGGTTAAGCATATTGTTTCCCACATTTATCATTAGTTCCGGAACACTATTACTCTGGCCTTCCATCGATACTCCTTTGGCAGGGTAAGGCCTGCACCCATCTCCACACCGACAACCCGTTGAAAGCGGATCCATGTTAGGTGGGGTAATAATATCATTATGTAATTCACTAATACTTTGACCTAGTAAATTATCAACTTTATCTTTTAACTCTGGAACATAGGTATAGAAATTATTACCCTCAATTTCGATTTCGTCCGGAGACAAAATAATAGCGACCGTCGGAGCTTCACCGGCTTTTACACATACTTTTATTTCATTTACGTGTTTCGACAAATCAACACCGTCTATAAGTAATTCTGCTGTTACAGGAGCTCTTGATTTAATACTAATTTTCATTTACACACCTTCTTTCACAAATTTCTTTTCCCAGTCCTCGTATTTCATATTTGCCGGGACCATGATCGTTTTACCATCTTTGTCTCTGGCGGCTCTCATAGTTCCTATTTCAAACTCATCGTCAAACGTTGGGGCTGTTGTGGTCCTGCATCGTCCGTGGAATGGTGGGGCAGTAATGCCGGATTTTCGGTCTTTCATATCAAAGATTTCACCGTCCAGGTGTCTACAAATCTGACTTGTCTTGGAATCCAGGGTGGCTATGATCTCATATTTTTCAACACCTAAATCAGCAAAACAATCATTCTGTGATTCAGAACTAAAGAATGCTGATTCTGTGACAACAAGGTTCTGCGCTTTTCTTTCACTCACTCCAAATCGCTCCATAATCTTTTCAGTCATCTGTTTGTATGAATCGCCCCGGATCATGCCTTGGGTAAGAATGGTGGGCATCTCTGTCATGAGCTGCTTTTTATGTTTCCAGATCTTGCTTGAAAAGTTTGTCCCATCGGGCGCCCAGGGCTTTGCCAAAAGTTTGGCTATCTTGTTATCATCCAGTCTCATGAGGTCGGATCCAATACTAAAACCTTTCTGAATCTCAAAAGCCGTTTGATAATACCCGCTTTTATACATATCGGCCATAACCAAATCAAAGGTATCGAGTTCATAACCATAAACCATTTCAACCTGCTGCTGCATTTGCAGTTTCAGGGCTTCCAGCCGGGTCACGTGAAACTTGGCAGAGGCCCGTTCTAATTCCTTTTTCCATTCATCGGAGTAATTGAGGGTTTTACCTTTTTCAATGTACTCATCAACATTCATTCGAAACTCTTTTAAATCACGTTTATTAAGAGCTATCTTAGCCTCTGAAAATGTGATACCCTCATTCTTGGCAAATCGGGAATACCAGGCCCCTAACTCTTTATCGGCATTGATAGCCGCTTTATTGAATTCCTTCTCCAAAGTGGCATAATACTCAATTCCTTTGGCATGTTGAGCCGCTTCCAGTTGGGTAAATCGATTAGTCCAATATTTTGCCTGTTTTTTCCTATTCTGTAGTCGTTGCAGCGTTGCCAGTTCCTGGGGCATTGCCAACACCTCCTGCAGCTTCTAGGGGAAAGGCCCCATAATCTTCAAGATCCTTTTTCTTTTCAGCGGCCATAGTTGTCATCTCTTTTTCCACATCCTCAACCATTGGGTGGTTTTTCAAGATTGTTTTAGTGGAGATCATGCCCACGGACTTCTTACAATTATCAATTAACTCACTGATATTGATTAAGGCGCTGCGGTTAAAGGTCAGATCAAAGTCTTCTTTCAGATAATCACCTTTTTTTGATGTTTTTAAGTGGGCATTAACAAAGGATAATATTTCTTCAAAGGCTGCTTTAAATCCCGTTTCCATTCCGTTTGCATCCAGGTCAATATCAGAATACATACTTTGAATGTTCATCTGGTTGGGATTGCCGGACATTCGATCATCTTTAGCATCATAACCCCGGGCATTCTCAATGAGCGCACTTTTAAATAGTTTCAGGATAGCCTGGAAGTTCTCGGATGAAAACTCAACGGTTAGGGTAGATACGCCACCTTTACCACCATCAGAGGTCCGGACTTTCACAGCTCCATACTGGGAAAGGTTACTCCGGAAATCACCTAGGTTTTCACCATCGTAATTCTCAAGGACTAGGATCGTGTTTCTGGCATCCTCCTGCATTCGGTTTTCAAAATCGGACAACATGAGATTAATGCCATCCTGTAAGCTCTTAACCCGTTTGATCAACGGCATTTCTTTACTGTTTGATTTAAAGCAGATAAGCGGGATATTATCCCAGTTATAATCAATTTCGCCAACCTTAAAATAATTACTGTGGGGGTTGTCCACATCCGGGATTAGTCGCCCGGTTTCTAGAATATAACGATCAATGCCGCCAGTAGAATAAACCTCAACCTTTTCAACCACTTCCACGGTTTCATTTTCTTTATACACTTCAACCGAATACAACCTCACAGCACATTCAAGGATATTATGTTCACTGTCCGACCAGAATGGTTTGATTTCATAGGCTTCAATGCATTTAAAGGCTATGTTTCCCTTATCGTCATAATAAACATATAGCCAGCCGACCCCCTGATTTAAGGAGTCCTCGACAACATTCTTTGCCGTTCTCATGAATGCTTTTCCGAAATACTCTTGTAATATAGCATCATAGAGTTTGTTTTTGCTAGAAATTGTAAATGGTTTACCAACCAGGTAATTAACTTTCTGATCCACAACCTTTGCATATTGATTGTCGATTATTAAATTATTTGGGAGGTTGGTTACTTCAGTTAATATACCACCGGCTCCGATGACTGTTCGCTTTCGGTCTAAGATATCATGCAGATTTCCATAATATTTTTCTCCGGCAATCTGCATCAATCGGGTAGGGGATGTTTTCCATTTACAGATCTCTAATTCAAGGAATCTTAAGTCACTAATGACCTTTTTCGCGCCCTCTGTTATGATCGAATTAATCAGGGATGTTTCACTTATTATCATGGTGTGGCCTCCTTTCTAAATTTAATGTAAAAAAAAACACCCTAAAGGTATTTTAGTCAAAACTGAATACAGCACCGTTTTCTATCTTTTCTGCAATGCCGGTAATTGTATCCTGGGCATCATCATGTTTGTTTTTGCCCTCTCTTTGGTATCTGATCATGGAATCGTGAAACTCTGGCCATTGATCTCTCCAATTTTCCGGGTAATATACATGATTCATAACCCATGTGGCATTTGTCAGGATCCTGGCAATCTTGTTTTTAGATTGGTGGAACCACTGGACCTTTGTTATATTTGTTTTTATTAACCGGTCAACATTCCTGGCAAAGCCACGTCCGCCGTTATTGGATTCAATGTCTGCTATATTGACCTTATCTTTTTCAAGCATTAAAGCCGTGCTGGGTTCTGTTTCTTCCATGGCGGCCTTTGTGTATAGGACACTTAGCAGATAGGCCTCATTTGCGAAGGTCACCCCATAATTGATGCTGCATAAATAATCGTCACCGGTATCAGCGGTATCTGTGTAATTCTTGATCATCTTGAATTCAGGCAATTTACCTTTGTATGTTTTAAAGGTATTATACAACCGACCTTTAAGATTAATCGGTTCCTGCTGATAGTTTGCAGAGGCAATGTCTTCACCCATAGCGCTTATCTTATCTTGATAAGATTCATAGCTCAGTATTTCCGGGCAAAGCATTTCTTTTTTTTCTTTATCAACTAACGCTTTCATACAAATATGCCTATATTTTTTGTTACTCTCTTTGCACCAATTAAGGATCTTTCCTGCCAAATCCTCACTGTGCCACCTTGTCATGATGACAATTATCTTTCCGCCTTCTTCCAACCGCGACAACATTGTATTCGTGAACCATTCCCAGTGTTTTTCCAGCACCATCGTGTTATTTGCTTCCAATGATGATTTAATCAAATCATCAATGATCATGATGTTACAGCCAAAACCAGTGGCGGTACCTGCGGGGGATGTGGCTAGGTAATTGTTATACCCACCTTCCAAGCTCCATAGGTTCATAGCCCCGTCACCGCGTTTTATTTTTACACCCGGGAACACATCCGAAAAAACAGGCTTCAACGGATCTGCCTTTACTTCTTGAATGGTATTCCTGACATTTTTTGAGAACACGGTTGATAGGGTTTCATTATAGGACCCTGTCATGACTTTATTTTGGTTGTTCTTCCCAACAACCCACTCAACCAAATTACCGGCTGTTCTGCTTTTCCCGTGACGTGGTGGTTCATTTACAATGGCAACATCTTCATCCGATTCGATGAATTCTTGAAGGTCATTACATAGATCGGCCAGAAAAGTTCTGTCCGGTTTATAAAAGTTGGGGGCTTTTAACTGGCAATAAAAAAAGAACTCTCTACGAGCTAACTCACATTGAGCCAACAGTTTGATAATTTCTTTATCCACTGCCTTCACCAGCTAATTTCAATAGCTGCTCTTTGGTAAGTTCTTCAAATGGGTTATTTGCTGTGATGCCGCCAGAATGCTCGATCTTATCAGTGAACATGCCTAAGTGCCTTCCAACTAGCTCCAAAGCTTTCATTTGGTCTTTCATCTTTATTTCAAGGCCCGCCTGTGTTTCTTTGAACCCCGCATAAAGAGCCTTCCCCTGTTCGCTTAAATCATTGGTATCACTGATGTTCCGTGATAAATGGCCGTCACCAAAACAATAAGGGCAATCATTGTTTGGTTTGCGCTTTGGATTAAATCCATACCCCCCAATATCCATTGGTTCAGGCTTATCTTCTTTAATCCTTAAAACCATACTACCATCATACTCTTGTTTGTTGACCCACTGATAATGAAAATTAATGCCGTAACAGTGTCTGCAGCAAACACGACTCAGATTGATAATCTCATTTGGATCTGCTGTTGCGATTCTCCAAAGTATCTTTAAAACATTGTCCTGTGTTATTTCTGTTCGCTTTTCACGGTCTTTGATCCGCTCATCAACATATTTTTTTAGGTCAACATTTGTCAACAATCTATTTCCGGCGGACTTTGCTGTCTCATTCTTCTTCACATTGGGATAAGCTGCCTTATACGCCCTGGTGGCGTTAAGATCAATCAAATATTCATCCGCGAATCGTTTCTGTTTTTCTGTCAAATAACGCCACCTCCTTTCAAGGCATTAAAAAAGACCCTCTCAGGTCTTCTTTGGTTTAATTGGTTCCGCTTTATATTTGGATACTTCTCCGGGCTTCATAATGCTTGCAAAATCCTCAATGGTGTATTCCGCCGAATCATCGACGATGCCTATAAAATTTACATCATTATGCATTTCCGGAGATTTTTTCTGGTCATCTGCCTTGCTCTTTTTAACTGTTTTATCTGACATGGGAACACCTCATTTCTTACTTAATATTATAACATAATGTCCAAGGACTTGCAAGGACTTTATAAATATGTTAAAATAAGTCGAGGTGATAAATATGTCAAACAAAGATCTAAAAACAAGAACGGCTTTTTCCAATGCAATTGATAAGGATCTGCACCTGGAATTCAAAGCATTGTCGAAAGAATCAAAAATACCGCTGTCCAAACTTTTAGATGAAGCCGTTGAAGATCTGCTGGCCAAATACAAAAGACCTGTTAAATAAACAGGTCTTATTTTTTTACCAACTATCAGCAATTTCAACCGGGGCATTAAAAAAAGACACCGGTTTCCCGCTGCCTCTGTTATTTCATAATTTAACCTGTACTCATTTTAACATCTTATAATGGCGCAGTCAAGGGCGTCAATATTGCACGGTTATTGCACGTAAATTAAGAAACATTAAAGATTTCTCTTAAAACCTCATCCGAAAACAATATAATCTTTAATTTATTGATCAACCGGGATTTATTTCTGGATATGGTAGATTCATCAACTCCGAAATACAAAGCTATATCTTCTCTTTTTTTATCCTCAAAATACCACAGCCTTATGAGATCCTTGTAAATGTCCTGCTCAATATGTTTCAAAGCCTCATCAATCAGATCAATACACTTTTCGGTGGTCGAGATACTTTTCCTAAGATCTTGGATCTGCTCCCGCTCTTTTTCTTCCTGGGTCTTGTTATCCCCAAAGCCTCCAAAGGAAGTAATGCTCTTGGACTTCTGGCCCAGGCCATGGTTCTTGATGTCGGTGATCTTTTCCCGTTTGTTCTGGATGCCTTTTTCAAAATTACTGTAATTATATAAAAGATATTCCACTTTCTGGAAAGGTGTCTTGGCGGCGTCATTCAACAGGCGTGATTTTTTCAATTCTTTAATGGCCTGATTAACTGTTTGGATGATTAGAAGTTCATCCTGTGCTAATATTTCTGATGTTGTCATTTTTTATCTCCCTTTGATTCTTTCAAGTATTTTTTATAACCCACAATCCCGCCAGCGACTAACATAACCATAACACCGCATATTCCCGCGCAAACCACAATCCCAGTGAATGCTAAAACCTTGAAAAATAAATCTACCATGCTTCAACCCTTCTTTCGTTTATTTTTTGCTAAACATTTGAAAATACAGATATAAATATTCCCATCATAATTCGGACATTTTTCACAGATCAAATTCATTAATATCTCCTGTAATTTCCTTTGCTCCCGGTGCAGCACATTTTTCTTTTATAGTCTGGTTTGAAATTACTTTTTAAAGCACTTTTAAATTTTGGTTTGTCCAAGTGTGTTGCTTTTCTTTTTGGTCTTAATCGTCCAGTGTTTGCAAACAAACCTCTAAGAATAGCATCCGCCAATCTTTTTATTTCTTTATTAATCTCCCGCATGTAAAAACTCATCATTTTGCCGCCCACAAATTCAAAACTAACTGGGCTACCCCCTCTAAGAATAAAAGAAGTCCCCACACAAACATTATCCCAAAACGGAAATAATGCTTTTTCTGGTGGTCTTGTGCTGCTAGTCCCAGGCAAAACCCACTTACAAGAAATATTAGCAGCGGCATGCCCCATATCTGAAAATATTCAACCATACTATTCTCCTCTGTGTTTTTTAATATCCCTGTAAAGGATATAATAAATAATAATTGTAAGGATAAGACCAACAACAAAATATACAGTAAAGGCTGCTGTTGACATTTTTTATTCTCCTTCTTCTAACAATCGTTTGATTGACTGTCCATTATGCCCTTTAATCATATTGTCTAAAAAATCACTGTGGGCTTCGTTGTCCAGGACCGCCTGCAGTGCGACCGTTCTTTTATCCGGATCATCGCTGTTTAAGAAACTGTTAATCAAAATCTCTGTTTCCACATCACACATTAATGTTTTGTAATTCATTTCCTGACCAATTGGTAGCCCTGTTCTTCATTTACCTTGATCGGCAAAATCAGCCCGATCATTGTTTCCTTATCCATAATATATACCGGTCCGGTGGGGTAGGTTACTTGTGTGAATTGATAATTGTCACACTTATCAAGAATATCCAGATATTTCTGTTGCACCCAAATCTCGGATCCATCCTTATCTAATAAAATTCTTGCCTCATATTTTGGCCCTGTGTGAAGGTAAGGTGTTAATTCTAAGGTTTCGGCACCTCTGGTATCCTGAATAATCTTTTTAGGATCGATGGGTTCCCCTTGTTCTTTACCGTGAAGAATGCACAGTTTGTCAGCCTTAAAGAAAAACTCTTTCAGAACTTCCAACATCATTGGGTCGTTTAAAGTAAACAGGGCATAGCCATCAAGGATCCAGCCTTGCTCTTTGCTGAAACTGATCGTTGCTTTTCTGGCTGCTTTAATAAAATTTTTAAGTTTGGATTTGTTATACATTTTAGATTTCTCCTTTAATTTAGAATAAAATATCATCAAGTGCTTCTTCAATTACATCAACAACATTTTCTTTAGTTATTTCAAATCCTTCCAGCCATTCGTCTACCTCTAACCTTATATCAAGATATTTAAAAATTCTTTCGGCAATTGCCCGGTTATCGTATCCCTTTAATTCATGCTCAAAACCGATTTTCTGCATTCCGCCGTCCGGGTAAACAACGCAATCATTAGAATTTATAGTTACCCGCGTTCCTTTTTTAAATGTTTTTTCATTCCCAGATAACGCCGTTTCAGTCATCACGTCTGTTGTCAATTCCACAACTTCACCAATCATTAATTTTTTCATTTCAGTTTTCCCCTTTAATTTTTTCTATTCGAGCTTTTAGACTTTCAAGCAGACTTTTTTGAGTGACATTCTTTTCTTCCAAAGCATTGGCGATGTCTTCATCACGGCCACCTTCGACAATTAAGCGGTGAATAATGACCTTTTGTTGTTGTCCCTGGCGGTGCAGCCGTTTGTTTGCCTGCTGGTACAATTCCAGGGACCAATTCAGGCCGAACCAGATAATATGATTCCCGCCATCCTGTAAATTAAGACCATAAGCAGTGGAAGCCGGATGTGCCAACAGAACATCAATCTTTCCAGCGTTCCAGTCATCTTCATCCTGGGAGGTCTTGAAAGTCTTTATGGTTAGTTTACTTTTAGCCAGGGCTTTCTTGATCCGATCCAGATCATGCTTGAAACTATAAAACACAATCACCGGTTTTCCGTTTAGCTCCTCTATTAACTCAAGGAACCGCTCAATCTTACTGTCATGGATCTCATGAACATTGTGGTCCTCGTCGTAAATTGCCCCATTACATAATTGCTGAAGCTTATTTGACAGCACGGCGGCACTGGTAGCATCCACGATGGTTCCAAGATCCACCTCTAAAATCATTTTCTTTTCCATTTCCTTGTAAGATGTTTTTCCCTTACCTTCCAGGATCACCGGGATGTCATCAATGATTACATCCGGTAACTGCAGATAATCCTCGGATTTCATGGAAATACACAATCCCTGCAGCTTATCCCGAATGATCTCTTCGGCTCCGGCTTTGATGTTATATCCAAAACCATAGCTTTCATGATCAAAATAATGGTCTCTATAGGCGGTAATATTCTTTCCTAATCGTTCACCCTGATCTAATAGAAACACCTGGGCCCATAAATCAATATAACCTTTGGGTGCTGGCGTCCCGGTTAACTCAAACAGCCGGTTAATTTTTGGCCTGATATTTTTCAAAGCTTTAAATCGTTTCGCCTGGTGATTTTTAAAACTGGATGCCTCATCGATCACGACGGTGTCAAACGGCCAGGCATTTTCATAATGCTCCACCAGCCACTGAACATTTTCCCGGTTAATAATGTAAATGTCTGCCGGGGTATTTAATGCTCTCAATCGTGCTGCCTGGGACCCTAAAACAATCTGTAATCTCAACATGCTCAGGTGACTCCATTTTTGCTGTTCTTTTGTCCAGGTTCCCTGCGCCACTTTCTTAGGGGCGATGATTAAAGTTTTGTTAATGGCGAACCGGTTATATTTCAAATCGTTAAGAGCTGTCAAGGTGATGGAGGTTTTGCCTAAGCCCAGTCAGCCCATGTCAAGCCACAGGGCTACATTTTTATTGATAATTAGTTGGTTGATACAATAACGCTGGTAATCATGTGGTTTGAACACGGACATTTGACATCACCTCCTCGTGATCATGTTTTTTATGCCATTTAAAATGTTCGGATTGGCTACTAAAAACCATTAAGTTTTCAGGTAGGTTGTTTCTTTTCTTACGATCAATATGATGAACAACTTCGCCTGGCTTTAAAGCTCGACCTAACATTTTTTCAGCCGCTATTCTGTGATCGTGTTTACCATAGGTTTTTGCATAACCTTTACCTTCACCCGTTCCTAATCTTGCTTGACGTAACTTTGTCTTTACTTCTTTGGTCATTTTCGTTTTATTAAGCTCTTTGTTCAAATACTTGAAAGGTGAATTTTTATTTTTCAAATACCCGGCAGGATTATGCTCCTTTGATCGCCATTTATTTTGACAATCATGACTGCAAAAATTATGTTCTGTCAATTTACCTTTATATCTGTATATAGTTTTGCCACACCAATGGCATTTAGTTTCTATCATTTCCTGCCTCTTTCCAGATCTCTATGTAATCATCGATGATGCTTTTATTATCAAAGCACATAACGTGAAAACCTAATTCCTGTAATTTAGCAATTTGTAGATCCTGCTGATCAGAGGTTGTTTTACCCGTTGCCTTAAGCTCTACAAAAACAATTCTTCCACCTGGAAGACATACCATTCTGTCAGGTACACCTCTATTGCCGGGACTAACAAATTTATAAGCTTTACCGCCGATTGATTTAACTTGGTCTCTTAAATATTGTTCAACGTCTTTTTCCTGCATATTAAACCTTCTTTCAAAATGTAGTGATACAAAGTGACAAACTTTACGCGCGTAGGCGGGTGTTTGTGTACAGGCAGGTCATATGTACACGCGCGCTCCCTAATTACTCTATATTACTTACTACTATCTATTTAATGTATCAATGTATCAGTAGACCTCTAGCCCTTTAACTGTCAGCGTTTCGGGCGATACATTAGAATGTATCAGAATGTATCAATGTATCAGCGACAGGTGATACATTCTCTGAATGTATCGCTGAAAATTGGCAAAGTATCACTTTGTTTGTATCGGTCCTCGAAAATCCTCTTTGAAAGCCATAAGGCTGCCCAAAACGGGCGCCGTTTCTGTTCTTTTCCCAACCTGTAGTACTTTCAAGAATATGATTTATTTCAAGGGTGTCCTGCCTCTTAATATATTTAATATCACCCCCCAGGCATTCGCACCACACCTCCAAGGCACATATGCGATCACGCTCGACAAGCTCCTTTTCTCTTTGGTTATTATCACAAGCCCAGAACATCCGGCGTTCGCCCAGGTTTCTTTTTTCCCAGGTAGTCGGTATTCTGCGTTCAAGAAATTCCCGAATGGTTCCTTCTTTTGCGCTGATCTCACGATGGCCTTCCTGGATGTCTTTTGACATTTGTTCCAGTTCTCCGGACAAAAACAAGGGTTCTCCCAGTTGCCAGGCAACATAAGCTTCCGCCCATATTTGGGGGACTTCATCCAACAATTCTTTAAAAATATCTTTCGTGGGCTCCTGGATCCCCACATCAACCGGCCAGAACCGTCTGTTTCCTGTATGATCTCTTAAAAACTCACTGTCATTGGTTGTGCCGAAAAACACGCAACGCCTCGGATAGATCCCGGTACGTCGTCCAAAAGGTTCTCTATAGATATCCTCGGTCCGACTTAAAAATTGTTTGACGGCATTATTCTCAGATCGGGACATTCCTGTGAGTTCCCCTAACTCATTGATCCAGGTCCCTTGAATCATTTCAGAGGCTTCTTTTCCTTCAAAAGTCTGTAAACTGTCGGAGTACCAGCGATGCCCTAATAACCTTAGAAAGGTGCTTTTACCAATCCCCTGGGCTCCGGCTAAGATTGGCATGTAATCATATTTAGCCCCCGGTGTCATGGCTCTAGCAACGGCCGCAGCTAAACTTTTACGTATCACCGCCTGGGTGTAGATCGTATCTTCAGCGCCTAAATAGTCGGTCAAAAGATTATTAAGCCGTTTGGTACCGTCCCATTTAAGCCCTAGTAAATAGCTTTGAATATCGTTGAATTTGTTCTTTTGAGCACACAATGTCATAGCCGCAAAGAGTCGTTTATCAGCTAATTGGATCTTATATACTAACTCTAAATAGTGCATGACTCCGGCGTCGTCGGTATCCATCCAGATCCGTCGGTCTTTTCGGTTGTCCCAGGGCAGCGGCCCCATGGCCAGTACCCTGTTTGAGAACTCATCAAAAGCCAGTTTTCCTTTTAGTTGTGGGTCATTTTCCAAAATAATCAAGACATTATCGATTGTTTTAGTGGGGACACCGGTTGTTGGTGCTACCTCCATTCGATTGATCCACTCCAAACTTTCCGGTTCTAATACAACCCCTGGGACAACCCCCACAAGATTTGCCTGTGAGAACTCTTCAGTTGCCTGTTCATATCGCTCTTGATTCATCAGTCCTGTTACGGCCTTATCAGCCACGGCAAACTGACACATGGCCGTGAAGGATGGCATCCGGTTAACCGGCGTCCCTGGTGCAGCTTCATCGTCCTGGTTGCTAAACTTATGCAGCCGGACCAGATCAAAAGCGTTGACCAGCTTACCCCCACAAGGATCGGTTGCATGATGAGAGTAAAGGAAAAGCCCGTTGTCATAGATCAAAGCCCCGCCGGTTGTTGATCCACCGGTGAAGGTTAAACGGCCCTCTGTATCACAAGCAGAGTATTCCCCCGGGATAAATGTTTCAATGGCTGTGAGAATGTCATAGGTCTTACAGAAAGCGCCCACAACACCCCTTTTAAGTGTCGGATCCTCTTGTTTCTTTAATAATCGTTCGTGTGCTTGATCGGCTCCTGGGACCTTTGGCCACTCTGCGATATCATGCCAGTTGCCATACATGTTAAGCATCTGATCAGCGTCAATGAAAGGGTTATCCCAAACATGAAACAGGTATTGACTGTCACTGCAGCATGATGGCCAGTACATTAACCGGCACGCTTCAAAGGTGGTAGGATCACAAAATTCAATCCCTAAAATACTGGCCAGCTTTCTGGCGATCGGTTCATATTCATCGGCGGTCACAGTCCTGGACAAAGGTGCTGTGATCCGTAACCGTGGTTTGATTGCTTCGTGCTTCCTGGTACTGTAAACAGCCACGGCAAAGCCTAAACCCCCGATACGTTTTAAAATCGTTTCTGCGCCCTCTGAGGGGATATTATCCATGTCCAGTGTTAGTATGTCCCGGCCTAAAACATGCCCGGCTTTACGGCGGTTACCCTCTAAGGTACCACCAACAAAACCGCCAACATCTTTTAACTCATCCTGCTGCGACTTCGGGTAGGCTAGGTAAGTTTGTAGTGTCTCTGTGCTCCTTACCGGTGTTCTTAATTTATCAACGAATTCTGACCATTGCAGCCGTTGCGATGGCCAGGAGGTAGCTCTTCGGCTGCCGGCTGCTGAAATTTGTATTTGCTTGTCATGAACCATAAAATCCTCCTTTAATCCTTATTATGCTTAATCATATAATTCAGTAGCTTTATACAGGTTGCAGTGTATACAGTCATTTTCCGCAAACTCTTGAGGGTATCTTCCCCCAATGCACAAAGGGTATTTGCACTCCTGTGGTCTGAAGCACTTTGGCTTTCCTTTTTTCATATTCCATAATTGCTTCAGAAATCTTTTCATATACCCCTCCACGGGGTTAAAAGCTCCGGGTTCTGGTGGATGTTCCCGATAACCTCAATCTCTTTATCATAAAAATTTGCTTTATGAGTAGCTTTTTCGCCGTAGGCTCCAACAACCGACGTGTACCAAATTTCAAAGCCACAGGTTCCCTCGTTAAATACAATTTTAGCGGTATGAACATCGCCATAATGTGTAAATTTTACAAGGTCGCCCTCAAATACCCTTTTTCCGATTTTGTCTTTTCGTCCAGTATATTGCCCTACGGTATCATCAACAGTGTAATGTTCTTTTTTCTTTGTACAGATCTGGCTTACTTTTTTATTGAAGGTATATGTTTCATAATCGCCGTATCTCCATACACTCCCTGCTAATCCACGGAATAATATTTCTCTACTCATTTTGTGGCCTCCAAGAGTTCCGGGTTCTGGTGGATATTGCCAATTACTTCCGCACGTTTATATCCTGCATAACATAATCTATAAATCGAACCCTCCAAGGGTTCCCCATCCCAAAATCCGATACTCCAAAATATAACAACCTGAGATATTGGTTTTCCGTTTTTAGCATAATCCTGTAATACATCACCCTCAAAAATTTGGGCTCCTTTTTTATCTTCCAATCCCGTATATTCCCCAACTGTTTCCGGAATAACTTTGACCGGATCGGCTGCGTTCTTGTGAGCATCGATGATATAACATTTTCCACTGAGTTTATTTTTCACATAATAGCCATAAACCCACTGACCATTATCAATGCGGATGCCTCGGAAGATTATTTCTCTACTCATTTATTTTCCTCCATTATTTGATTCCAACAATTAAAACAATCTATAGGATTTAAGCACTTAAGGTTACCTCTTAAATTTCTAAGGCAACAATAAGGAATACCATTTTCATCTATTCTTGCGTTTGGAAATTTTTCTTTGAAATCATCCAGATATGTCTTTTGTGGGTGACCGTCGGACCATGATTGCAAATCTTTAATTGCTTCTTCTATTTGTTTATCTGTCATCACTATAAATGGCCCAATTGTTGGATTTCCTGTTGATTGATATCTTCGGTTTCGTTCTTTTACAAAATTACTAAGATCACTACAATCAAGTTTCATTTACTTTTTTCCTTTCATTCCATTTCTCAACTGCTTCTTCCTTTGAGAAATAAGTTCTCTTTGGTTGATTTATAAGGCATTCAGGACAATAAACGCCATACCAGTGTTTTTCGGTTTCCTTACCGCCGTAACATCCCATCTCGTTATACTTAGCGCCTTTCGTTCTTGGCTTCTCGCCACAGAAAGGGCAGGGCTTCAATATTAATTTAAGCAAGTCCATTATCTAAAACCCTTTACTTTCATAATACGATCGCAACTGACTTTCGGTCACAAAATACTCGCTGCCGGACATCCTGTGGGATTTAATCTTTTTATTCCTAAGCCATTTTTGCACAGTTGGGACACCAACACCCAAAATCAGAGATAGGTGCTTTGTTGTAAAGGCTTTTTCTCCTCGCATCGTTGTGGTCATACATTCAACATCACTTAAATCAATCATTTTGCTTTCAAACCTCCTAATCTTTCTTATAATAATCAGTAATAAATCCTTCAGCATTTAGAAGTAACCCCGGCGCCCATGGGAGCGGTTGACCCATAACCTCATTAATATGATTCAGGTCTGCCTGATCCGTTGGGCAATCAATGATCACTTCATCATGGATACTCATTACCGATTGATAACCTTCCTGATCCAGCCGATCAATAGCAACCGCTAAACAATCACGGGCAATAGCCTGGACAATGTTTTCCACCAATTTACCGCCATAGGTTTCAAGGTTCACCCATTTCTTTGTTGTCTGATCCATCCCTTGATAATGCAGAGAATCATGGCCCCATCGGTTTTCACTTAAAAAGGGCTTCACATAAAATAATTTTCTTTCGTTTGGCAGTTTAATGGTTAAAAAGTCCTGGCCATTTTCAAAATCCCCTTCACGGGCAATAGTCACATTATTAATGGTGGTTGCTTGCCCGGTCTGCATGGTTTCAATAGCAGCGCCACCAATTTTATACCAGAGGTTTACAATTCGTTTATTAGCCTGGCGCCATCTTTTTACAATGTCTGGTAATTCATCTTCAGACAATCCCATTTTAAGAGCACCCATAGTTATCAGTGCCCCGGAGGACCCTTGATATCCTAGCGCCAGTTCTGCGATCTTTCCTTTTTGCCGTAAAGCATATTCAGGGTTTCCTTTTACTATTTTTTCAAGGGGCACCCCAAACATGGCGCTGGCTGAAGCTTCATAGATCTTGCCATGAGTGGCAAACACCTCCTGACGCCATTCCTCCTGAGCCATCCAGGCAATAACCCGTGCTTCGATCGCTGAGAAATCAGATACCACGAAGGTTCGACCCTCCGAGGGAATAAAAGCCGTCCGGATCAACTGAGAAAGAGTGTCCGGGATATTGCCATAAACCATTTTCAAAGCATCCACTTTTCTATTTTTTACACAGGATCGGGCATGATCCAAAGTTTCCAGATAATTTCGTGGGAGGTTCTGCATTTGCACAAAACGCCCCGCCCATCGTCCGGTTCGGTTGGCCCCATAAAACCGCAGGAGCCCTCTGATCCGATCTTCTTCACCGGTGGTAAACACCATAGCATGATACTTTTTAACACTTGTTTTTGAGCTTTCCTGTCTGATTTCAAGCATTCGTTTAGCATCACCGGTTGTTTTAGTAATGAGATCAGCCACGGTTTCCTTTTTGAGGTTAACCACTTCGACACCCTGATCATTTAACCAGGCACCTAATTGTGCTGTACTGTTAGGGTTTGCCAGTCCTGTTATTTCAATTGCTTCTTTTTTTAATTCATCCATAATCACATCATTACAGTAAATAGCACTGTCAATCAGTTCGGTATCAACCTTAATCCCATTGACGTTCATTTTCTGATCAAGTCGCCAGTAATGCTGTTCAAGATCCGGGATAGGAAATCCGGATAATTTCTTTTCGATTTCCATTTCAACCACAACATCCTGCTTACAATATTCTTTGAAAAGGTTCCATTTATCAATGTCATGATGGGGTAGGTTCCTAAGTCGCCCACCATTTGTTTTAGTTGGTTTACTGGGAATGCAGAAATACCGAATCAAGGCTTTCCCGGCGGTGTCTTTCTGTTTGTCCTCTGGAAGTCCCAGGGCGTGTCCTGCTGCACCCAGTCCTGCAGGGTACCCACAGTAAAGACCATGAAACATAGTACATTGCCATTGTTTTAGCCAATCGATTGGATCACCGATTATATTGTAATTATAATATTTTGATAAGCAATACCATTCGAAAGCGGCGTTGTAGGCATGTTTGATAATATCAGGATCAAAGAGAGCGTCAGTAATCCCTTCAGGGATAAATTCTCCCTGCCCAAGGTCAAAGATTTCAACCGGTGCGCCATCGAGGGAGTAAGCAAAAAGCAAAATTTGAAAATTTGGGGACTGTACATATTTGTACAGTCCCGATTTGGAAATATCTACATCGCTGTAGGTTTCAAGATCAATTGCTAGATGCCGCATGATTTATATCTCCCAACTTTAATGTTTGAAATAGCTACATCAGAAACTTTATATTCGACAGCTAAAGCGTGTCCGGTTTTACCTGCTTTCAATTTCTCCTTAATTTCCATCATCTGATTATAATCTAGCTTTCTCCATGCTTTTCCTTGCCGGAAATGGTCGAGTATATTTTCCGTTCGACTACCATAACAAAGATTTTCTACTCGGTTATCAGTCGGAATCCCGTTTAGGTGGCGGGTGTCTGCTTTTTCAGGTCGGGGCCCTATGAAGGTTAATGCTACCAGTTGGTGTACAGGGCTTCCATTCGCCCCATGCCCTAATACTACTGAAATATGACCAGATGAGGCATAACGTCCAGGGCGTAAAACACGCCCTTTTATTGTTCTTGTAAATGGTTTTCCCCATCGGCCAATTTGGGTAATCTGCCTTGTTAAGCTCCTTATATTTCCCTGATCACTTGCTTGATATTTGTTCTCGTGTCCCGGGATATCTTTCCATACTTCTTTTGATGACTGGCTCATATCCCATACACAGTCATCGGTTGACCTGTGATAGGATCAATTTGCTGCTGAAGTGGTTGCCCGGTAATTGGATCAATTTGAAATTGAGCAGGCATTGGGCTGTCTTGCTGTTGATAATTTTGTTGTGCCGGCGCTTGCTGATAATTCTGTTGTGGCTGTTGTCCCTGTGCGGGGGCTTGCTGCTGATACGCCTGTTGTTGAGGTTGTTGGTAATTCTGTTGTGGAGCTTGCTGTTGCTGCTGATAATTCTGTTGTCCCTGTGCCGCAACATCCGCAAAATCGTTGGCTGCTGTTGTTCGACCGCCGCCCAGAGGTTCGCCATCAGAAACCTTTGCCACGTTGTTAAGACCAATACCAATACCTTTGTTTCCGTTAGAGCTGTATGAAAAGAAGTTAACAGATACAAGGGCATAGATGCCGGAGTAAATATCTGATTCATTGAGGATCGGATCCAATGAAGGATACATAACCACCTGCGGAGCATTGTTGCTGGAAGCCGTAAACACCCAATGCCCTTTGCATTCCGCCCCGAACGCTTCACCGTTTGGCCTTACGCCATCGCCATCATGGACGGAGATGTTGATCTTTGGAGGGCGTTGACCACTCCAACTTTTAGAAATACCCGCTTCGATTGCGGCATTAATAGCAAAATCCATCTTTGCTTTGGTGGCCACGTCTGTTTTAGGAAGCAACATGGTGACAGAATACTTTTCCTTTTGCCCCTGTTGGTTTGCATAGGGTTGGAATAAATGCGGAAATGTCAATCTTACCTGGCCGGTTACTACTTGTGTTGGTTGTTTCATAATGCTATTTCTCCCTTAAATTTCTATATTTGCAAAGTCTTCACTTGCATTATTTTGTAGTGTAATTGGATCTCTTTTATCGGTTGCTATGGCTAGTGCTGGTTTACCTGGTGGTTTAATCACAAAATCCGCCATACTTTCAGTAAATTCTTTTTTACCAATCAATTTTTCTGTTTCGGTTAAAGTGATCGGTTTTCTGATATACAATATTTCTTCTTTCACGCCATCGGCTATTAATTTCTTGAATGCGGCATCTATATCAGTAAAGCATCTGTTTGACCTTCCTTCCACGGCCTTCCATCCCAGAACATCCTCACCGCGTAAACAAGCGGAAAGTGCAAAGTCTTCAAGATCTTTGGCCCACTTTGCCAGATCCCGAGCCTTTAATAAAATTTCTCCCACTTCCTTATTCGTGATCAAGGGGGGTTTGGCCATTTTGAATTCTTCCAATAACAAATTATTTTCAGATCGTTCACGACACTGGGCTTTCGCCCGACAAAAACGGCAATGATCTCCGGAGGTAAATATCCCGGCGCCTGCAAAGGCTAAATCTGCCAGGGGCTTAACAAAAGCGGTTGCCCAGTTTAATAACACCGGGGCTTCCATTTCGGATAATGAAACATTATCCAGGCGTGGCTGGATAATGACCATGTTCACGTTTTTTATGTCATAGAACAAACTGTATTCCCTCATGGCTCCCAGGCCGTATAAACGCATTTGAAAATTTTTATTGGAGTACACCGGTACACCTTTACCATATTTTAGGTCAATTACATAAAGAGTATTTTCTCCGACGATAATACAATCAGCGGTTCCGAATCCTTCAGGGGCGTAGTTGGAATAGTCAACCTTCTTTTCAATGACTACGTGTGGCGCTGATTTGAAGGACAACACCGCCCCCTTAACATAGTCCAGGTATTCATCGGTGTAATTTTCCATCTCTTTGGTATAGAGTGGATCCTTTATAATCTTATTGTGCCGTTTGGTGTACATTGCCTTTGACATCGGTGTAAAATACTTTTGAAGCTTTAGTTCTCCCAGGGCATGGGCAAGAGTTCCCTCTGCTGCTGCCTCACTCGTGGAGTCTGGGAACTGTTCTTCCAGCCGGGCACTCGGAGGACAATTAAGCCACCGACTTGCTCCACTGGCATTTAATAACGCATGGCTCATAATTTTGCTCCTAAAGCTCTAAGATCAGTGGCAAAAGCACCATACTGTTCTTTGGGTAACTGCATCAGGTAAGGGATGTTATATTTTTTAAAGAGTCCCTGTAAAGCTTGAATTTTTCCATCATCACATAATTGTGATCCGGCCTGGGCTAATTGCTCAGAGGTGTAACAAATATCTGAAACGGGTACCCCTTGCTGTACTGCTGGTGGAGCTTGTTGCTGTGCAGGAGCCTGCTGCCCTTGGGGTGCCGGTGCTTGTTGGTTTACAGGAGGTGCATAAACCGGAAAGGCAGCGTCTACGGTATCAGGGTTGTATTGTGCGGGTGGAGCCGACGCCGGCTGTAATTGTGTTCCCAGGGTTGCAGCTGTTATTGTCTGATCCCGAGGGGTAAAATTTTGTGCGACTGGTTTTGCCCCTAAAAAGTCTCTTAATACCGCCACTATTCCGTCTAATCCTGTTATGTTTAAATTGATATCCATTATTTTCTCCATTTCTAAATTTTTAATTTTCGCCCACTCCGGTTTTTGTCCTGTGGGGCAAGTAATATTTTCAAACGGACTATTTGTTTGACAATGCTTCTCATTATCAATATCAAGTTCCGGGCAATTTCTTGTGCATTCAAATTTAATTTGAGAACCCTCAACCCTTTCTTCACACTCAAGTCTTTCTATATAATTTCTTAATTCTTGGTTCTCTTCTTCCAGAGCCTCAACGTTCCCGGCATAAGCCTGAATATATTCCCAGGTGTTCAATCACAGGCCCTTCAAAATCTTCAAGGTTACTTATTACAAATGGTTCACCTCTGATCATCACCACATCCGGCATTAGCTCACCTTCTCTGCAGACAGGAGCAATGCTTGACTTACGGTGTGACGGTAATCCTTATCTACATAAAATATGTGTCGTCCTTCGAAGGTTTCACGAAAAACAATTTCCTTCGCCTCTGGCTTATTACAGTAGTACATATAACCACTTTGTCTTATTTCGAAATTGTTCTTTTTTAATAATTCTTTTACGTTTTTGGTGCTGTAATTGTACGGAATATGCATTATTGGCTGTCTCTTTTTTAATTCCATATGTTTAAAAGTCTCCTTTTGTGGTATAGTAAGTAAATAGGTTTATGAGTTACATTCCTTCATTTCTTGCTTTATTAATAATCTTTTCCAGTTTGTCCTTTGCCTCTTTGCTCATGTAACTGTCACATTTCAAAAGAGGAACTGCTGTCATCACATCACATTTATTTTTAAATTTATTTGACCAATTACCACAACTGACTCTTTCACAGATATTCATTTGTTTACATCCTTTCAAATTGGATATATAATAGTAATAAGTATTTTTTTTGAATCCCCACATATCGCGCCAACGATAGGGGATTTTTTATTTTTTTGAATCAACAATAGCCTTTTCAACTTGTGATTTTAATCCCTGATAGTCTTCATGTTTTGGTGGGAAACCTTCGATCAATTTTTCCATTAAGCTGACTTGCATGTCTTTGGTAGGAGCATGGGCAAGCTTTTTTATTTCGTCTCTGAAATCATTCAGGTTCACGCCCTCCCAGAGCTGTTCCAAAATCGTGCTTTGTTCTAATTTAGTCATCAACTACCTCATATTTTTCAAAGATTGAAATGTCAAAATCTTTAAAGCATATAGGTGTTCCACCTTTTACTTTAATGGTTGTTGTGCCGGCGACAATATCAACTATTACAAAACCATTATTGAAAATGCCAACTATCGGCGTGTCTTCATCATCAATTTTGTCCGGAGGGTTTTCACACTGCAGTATATAGGCCTTGATTGTCATATCCACGGCCTCAAAGGTTTCTATCATTTTTGTCTTCGGCTTTTCATCTTGTTTCAGAATTGCCAAACATTTGGCTTTGGTTAAATCTAACTGGCTGCGTTTGGCATGGATCTCATTGATTGGCACGTCAAACTGTTTTGCCATTTCTTTGTTTCCTACATCAGCCATGCACATAATTTTAAGTTGTTCCAATTGTTCAGGGGTCCATTTCATGATTAATTCTCCTTAATTTCTATAAATTGGAAACACGCAATCTCACAGGGGTTAAAGCCGTGATCCTCCAAGCAGTTAATAGCCTGGGCAATGTTTTTAAACTCTTTCTTTCCATCCTCTTCATTCAGCAGCCAGTTTAAATAACTTTCGCTGCATCCGCATCCAACTGATCCGCCAAGAATGATTTTTGTCATTTTGTCTGATCTTTGGTTAATTTGACAATCGCAAGGCCTAGCCCTGTAATCACGCTATTAAGCTCCGATATTTGGTCATCCAGGTACTTACAATGTTTTTCACTGAATTCCTTGGAGTTGTTAAGGGCTTCTTTACTCTGTGACTTAAGGCATTTTGTCTCATTAATAAGCTTTTCAATGCTGAGATCTTTTCGGTTAATAATAGCGGTAAGTCCAATCTCTGTGGTTTTGTAACCCCTTATGTATTTATTTTGAGTAAAGATCATGTCAGCCAGAGGTTTAATTTTGCCTTCTAATTCACAAATATGCGCGATATCTATATCATGCTGTTTTTCAAGATCCATCACGTGTGTATTCTGTTCGGTGATTTTTTTGCATCGAATAGCACCTATCCTTGCAAGTTCTTGGCCATACCTATATTGACAATCATTGTCGGCGGTTAGTTTTTCCACTTGTTCTTGAAGCTCTTTTAGTGTGTTATTATTGATTGACATAGAAATGATCTGATCGGTACTGGCATCGAGCGTTTTTTTCAAGCTTTCTTGGATATATTCTGAACTGTCAATTTTACCTTCTAAAAATTCAATGTACAGATCTTTGTTCATTTTTTCACTCCTAACAATAATTCCAATCTTGCAACCGCCTCATCAACCTGTTTGCTTTCGCCCCAAGCGGCGTTTCTAAAGGGAAAACTGTTTGCTGACTCTGTTAAAAGCGACTGTTGTCCTAAAAGATTGTGATACCAGTTTATTAATTCTTGCTCTAACATCGTGTATTCATGTTCCATATTTTAGGCCTCCTTTTTATGATTCTTTGACCTGCTGCGTTCCAGGGCTACTTCAAGATCTCTGGTTGGTTCGCCGTTAACAATAAATTGAATTTCTGCTTGAGCACTAGATTTATAACATTCGATTGCGGTGCATCCTTGTTTTCTACCGACGACCCCGTTACCTAAAGGCAAAACTTTGTATTTTCTATCTTTTAATTGTTCGGTTATTTCGGTGTAACCATTTTCCGGAATTTGTTCTTTGATTTCGGGATTCTTAGCTACAATGGGCGGCCTTCTTACAGATTCGGGATCCTCACCAATAGGTAATATCAGGGGCAAACCAACAAAAGGAATTGGAGGTTTAGGATTAATCATATCTTTATTGCTTTGAACTACAGAACTCTTAAGTTGATTTTGTTCATACAGGAGATCAAGGTTCATATTTTTTAAATCAGCAATAATATTTTCATTAAACTCATTCTGCTTGTCTGCTTTGTCGACTTTGGCCTTGAAGGCTCCTAGTTCGTTTTGAGCGGATACTTCTTTTTCTTTTAGAGTATTAGCGATGTTCCAAAAATCCTCACGGTCGTCCATGGCGGTGTCACAAACTTTTGAAAGAAGTTCTTTTATATTTTCAAAGGCAGACTGTGAATGCAGATTTCTGGTAGTTTCTGCGATGCTGTTTGCAATACCGCTTTTTATTGCCTGGCTTAATAAGATATTTTTTCCCTTTAGCTCCACGCCCTGTAAAATCACTTTTTCCTGCAGCAACTCAATGATCATCTTCTTATTCAATTGATTTTAGCCTCCTAGCTTCTATTTGCTTTTTTAGACTTATTTGCAATCTTTCTTTTGTTCTTCTTTTTTTGTTTCTTTGCCCAATTTATTAAGGGGCCTTTAACCGTGTCTTCCAGTTTGACATAATCCTGACCATCTAAAAGAATATTTGCCTCTGCTTCCAAATGCTCTGGTACCTCTTTAAGATCTTCACCATGTTTTTTCTTTAATTCGCCCATTTCCTGTTTGTTACACTTTAGAAATAATTCATTTGTATCAACGTTCAATTCAGTTTCCCACTTTCTCTTCTCCTAGTTTATTTTCTGATTTTTCTTTTTTCGCTCCATTAACCACGGCCACATCGCATCTATATTTATAAGCCATCCCTTTCCTTCTTTGATTGCTGGACAATCCGGCTCTTGTAATAATGCCAACATCTTTACGCCGCCAATTCCGAAAACCTTCATCGCTTGTGATTTATTCACTATGTTAGGCATTTATTTCTCCTTTCTAATTAATCAACTTATTGTTCGTGTTTCTTTTTCCTCTATTCAGGTATAATAATTTCAGAAAGGAGGTGAATGTTATGATTGATATTGATAAAGTTTTAAGTTCAACACATGAAGAAAACCTTGAGTCATTTTTCTACCCCCTATATCATTCGGTTAAACCGTAGTCATCAGATAAAAAAATAATATCGTTGTAACTCAAGCCATATATTTCTTCTATCCTTTTAATCACAGGTACGTCCGGAAACGATATTCCCCTTTCGTAGTTGGAAAGCGTATATTCGCTTAACTTCAATAATTTTGCTGCTTCCTTTTGGCTAAGATTCTTATTTACTCTAGCTGCTTTTAATGTTATTGCCATGTTTTCACCTCCTCTTGAATGTTTTTCCTAATCCCATTATATACGGTTTATCCGAATTGTCAAGTCAAAACCGTAGAATTATAAATATATCTTGCATTTTATACGGTATAAGTATACAATAAATAAAAAAAAGGAGGATTCTTAAATGAGTAATCTTGGAAATAAAATTATAATGGCGAATAACATTAAAAAGTATTTAATTAAAAATAATCAAAGCCAAACGGAAATATGTAAGCTTTTAAATTTTAAAGAAACAACTTTTTCTGATTGGATTAACGCAAAAACATACCCTAGAATAGACAGCATTGAGAAACTTGCCAATTATTTTGGTGTGGAAAAATCAGACTTGATTGAAGATGAAACGAAAATATTAAAAACAAAAGGCGTGCAAATTCCAGTCCTGGGGAAGGTTGCCGCTGGCATCGCCATCGAAGCAGTCGAAAACATTATTGGTTATGAAGAAATATCTGAAGAAATGGCAAAAACAGGCGATTACTTTTGCTTAGAGATTAAAGGGGATAGTATGGCTCCGGAGATAAAAGAGAAAGCCATTGTTGTCATTAAAAAGCAAAGCACGATTGAAAGTGGTGAAATCGGGGTTGTATTTATTAACGGCAGTGACGCAACGGTGAAACGAGTGATAAAGCATGTAAGTGGGATATCACTTATCTCTTTTAATCCCGTGTATTTACCAAAATTTTATACCTGTGAAGAAGTTGAAAATATACCCATTGAAATTATTGGTCGAGTAGTGGAAAGCAGAACAAAATATTAAGGGAAGTGATTCTCTTTTTACATAAATAAATTTTAAAGGAGGAAAGAGGAATGGAAGAAAAAGTAAAAGCGCCTTTTTGGCAAAAGACGTGGTTTGTTGTTTTGGTGTGTATCTTTGTTCCGCCAGCTGGTATTGCATTATTATGGGTCGGTAAAAAGGGGAGTATGGAACTCCGGATTGTCTTAACGGTGTTTTTAGGTTTTTATTCATTTTTGTGGTTAGGTAATGTTTTTGGTGTTGGTGCGTCCAAAACAACAACCCCACCCCCAACTCAGACGGCGGCGGTTGCCGAACAAACCCCTACAGAAAAAGCAGCCGCAGAAAAGGTTATCGCAGACAAAGCTGCTGCCAACAAGATAATAGCCGATAAAACCGCAGCTGATAAAGCAGAGGCTGATAGAATACTGGCTGAAAAAGCGGCCGCTGCACCTGGTGAGTATAAAGCAGCGTGTGAAGAAATTCCATATGATGAATTAGCAAGATTCCCAGATAGAAATATTGGGAAAAAGCTTGTGATGACTGGTGAAATTATACAAGTATCTCAAGGAAAAACCGAGTCTCAATATCGGCTCAAACTTCATGATGATTACAATCAGATCGTCCTCATTGGTTATTCTGGAACTTTTGACCAGGGGCAAGTTCTTGATGGGGATATTGTTTCCTTTTGGGGCGATTATATTGGGACATACACATATACATCGACGATGGGCGGCGAAATTACTATTCCGGCATTAGCATCAAAGTATTATTCAGTAAACTAATATAAATAAAAAGCCGCCTCTATTGAAACAGAGGCGGGTATTTTTGTACCCAAAATATGAAGGGAGCGTTAAAAATGAAGTATGACAAAGTGAACCGTAATGGGAAAGTGTATTTTAGGCACCGGATCTATGACCCTGTGACGCAAAAGACAAAGGACGTGACCGCGCCGACTTTAAAAGATTTAAAAGCCAAGGTCGCAATCGCTGAGGAAAAAGCATCTAAAAATATCAGCAACGACAAGATAACCTTCGGGGATTTTATGAATAATTGGCTCAAGACCGTCCATTTAATAGACAAAAAGGATTCCACGGTTGAGTTGTATAGTGCAAACTTTAAAAATCATGTAAAGAGCTACAGAGTAAGCTTAATCCAAATTGGGAAACTAAAAGCCACTGACATGCAAGAACATTATAATTTGATCTATGAAGAAAAAAAGAGCAGTAGCATCGTGAGATCCATGCATAAGATCATTTCCCCATGCCTGAGGTACGCCCTCGAAACTGGCCGGATCGTCAATAATTTTGCGCCATCCCTGAAGATCCCACAGAATACGGATGATAAATCGAATAAAATAGACCGGGTGAACCCAATGACCTTAGATCAACAATTTAAATTTATTGAGCTAATAAAAGGGCATGATCACGAAGTCATGTTCAATCTTGCCCTGGATACCGGAATGCGCCAGGGGGAAATCTTCGCGCTGCGCTGGGAGGACATCGACTATAAAAAGCGCGTGATCTACATCAATGAATCGTTTCGCTTTGTGAAAATTGATGAAAATAAAAATAGAGTGGGGAAATTTACTGATACAAAAACAAAAAGTTCCAGTCGGGTGATTCCTCTTCCTGAACGCACTGCTGAATTTTTAAAACTGCACGATGCCAGGCAAAAGGCAAAGTACGCCAAATTACAATTGAAAATGGATAACAAGACACTTATTTTTAGTACATCCTCAGGCAAACCATTTGACAGCCGGAACATTTTGAAGAGGATCAAAACAATTTATAAGCATATGGGAATAGAAGAAAAGAATTTTCACGATCTCCGGCACACCTACGCCACCCGGTTATTTGAGCTAGGAGAACAACCAAAGACTGTCCAGGCATTATTGGGGCATAGCAATGTGAATGTCACTTTGTCCACATACACCCATGTATTAGACATCACAAAGGAAAAGGCAGCAAGTAAGATTGATCAGCTCTATAAAAAGAAAAAGCCAGTCATTAAAGTTGTGAAATTACCTGAGCACCAAATCTTGTGGGAAAATTCTGGGAAAACCTTAAAATTGGTAAAATAAAAAACAGCCATGAATGACTGTTTAATGCGATAGTTGGTGCGCCCTGGGGGGCTCGAACCCTCAACCTACTGGTTCGTGGTGATACCGATTATATTGATCTGTATTGCTCTGTGATGGCTATCTAATGCGATTCTTAAAATAGAATCCATTAAAACAACCATTCTAATTTTACCCCCATCTGGGAAAAATTTGGGAAAACTATATGAATCAGGAGGGGTTTACTTTCCTGATTTTTGCTTATCATACCATAGATTTTGCAAAATAAAAATAGAGAATATACCCACGGTCTTACTGCCCCCGCGCGCTCGATTTTCCAATACGAAAGGTCACTTAGTTCCTGCGAACCATAAAACCTCTTAAATCGTCAATATGGGCGTAATTTGAGAAAGTGGGTGTTTTTGAGCAAAAGTAAGCATTTATAAAACTGTTTTTGCCTAAAACCCGTGATATAGATATTCATATGGCATAAATCCGGCAAAAATAAATATATAAATACTTACTATTTAATCAAATAAAGATTGACATTATATCAAGTCTAATATATAATATAGACATAGACATAGAAACAAACAAATTAAAAATCTAAAGGAGGCAGCAACATGAAAAAGAAAATAGCAGTAAGAAAGCTGGAAGAAACAAGCTGGTTAGCACAAATAATTGCTGATAAGATGGATGTAGAATTTTTAAACAATGGTGTAAGCGGCCGATGGAGATCCTTACAAATACTAAAATACATCGTAAATGAAGCAGATGACAAAAATAACGATCAAATATATCGGAGTGAAGATAACGGAAAACTTACTATCATTATTTGCGATATACCAGCCTTAACAAAACATGGTTATGATTTTACCCAAGAACAAGTACAGAATAGATTAAGGGGATTAGCTGAAAGATACACAGACTTTGAAGGAAATTATCTTGTAAGTGTCCTAACGACAAATGATTTAAACTCTTGTGTAATCAAAGACATATCGGAATTACTACTTGAAATGGCATCATAATAAAATCAGGGTGGCGACCTTCCGCAAACCCGAAAGGGTAAAGGAAATAAAATGAAAAAGGCAATCACTGAAAAAGCCTATAAACTGGGCATGCATGTTTCACAAAATCCAATATACGAAACAAATAAAAACATGGGCTGGCCATATTATCTAAAATATCTTAATACTTGGAAAATAGCCGGACAGTTTGAAACCGAAGCCGAAGTTGAAGAATACTTAGACGATCGAATTGAACAAAACGAAAATATGGACAAGTTTTATGACGAACATCAATATTTAGTATAAAAATCAGGGTGGCGACCGACCACCTATTAAAAATTTAAAGGAGAACTAAAATGAAAAAAATTATTAACGGCGCAAAATATGACACGAACACTGCAAAATGTATTGGACAATGGGACAACGATCTCCCATCAGACGATTTCGAATATTGTTCTGAAGACCTGTATCGAACAAAATCCGGAAAATATTTTTTACACGGTGAAGGCGGCGGAAATTCTCGTTATGGAGAATGGCACGGCAACACCGGGGGACCTGGCGAACAGATCATGCCAATGACACGTGAAGATGCCAAATTGTGGGCTGAAAGTAATCTGGATGTTGAGGATTATGAAGCCATCTTCGGGAAAGTCTCTGAAGATGGTGAAAAAGAACCTTTGTATATTTTAATCAACCCCGCATTAAAATCAAAATTGTGGGCATTGGCTGAAAATAAGGGAACGTCAATCAATGTCCTGGTTGAAGAAGCTTTGGAACAGTTGGTAAAATAAACCCTAGGCCCCTTAACCGGGGCTTTTTCTTTGCAATAAAAAAAAGACCACCCGGAGGTGGCCATATGTTTTATATTTAGTTCATAGACCATTTGGTTACTTCGAGTTGCATGTGACAGAAAAGATTGGCATGATACATGATAACCCCGCCACCACATTCTACTATTACATTAGCAAGTACTTCTACTTCATCATAACTCATTCTACCTGGGCTATATATATCTGCTGCCATTCCCTGCATATGGAAACTGAACCCTACTCCACCGTCTAAATCATTCTGGTAAGGGCATCTGAATCCACTAGTTACAATAAGAGGGTAACCGTATCGTGCTCTTACTCGATCGGCAAGTGCTTTGATCTCTGGAAGCACATCACCACTACACCCACATGCACATTTGAATTCATCATCTGTGAAGTACACATAAGATTGCCCAGAAGGTGCTGGGATTTCTACAATATCCGATGGAGCGATGCCATTAATTAAATAATTAAATGTATTCATACCAATACAGCCATCAGCTCTCAATCCTACTGAATTTTGAAAATCAATCACTGCTTGATATGTTTGCTCTCCCGGAATGCCATCAATTTCGCCATTATAAAATCCTTTTTCTTTTAACTTAGTCTGATAGATACCAACTTGTCCAGAAGCCTTCTGTTCTGTAACCGGCCCCCATTGTTCATCATCTGCTATCTGGTAACCTCTTTGAGCGTTACCAACACCAGTACTTGTTACCGGTCCGGGCTCATTGTCAAAAGCAAGGCCGGGACTATAGTTACAGATGTGTAAGAAATACTGAATGTTTATCGTTTCATACCGTACTTGATAGTCCTGAGAAACAGGTGGCATGATAGGGGCTACAGGAGCCGGATTTTCTACTGGTGGGACGGATACAGGAGTACCATCAATCACAGGGGGCAATGGACTGGGTAAAGAGGTTGGGATTTTTGAATCCACATAAGGAACAGTGGTAAAGTCAACCGGCCGTGTTATTCCATAGTAGTCTAAAATTGTATAAGCAATCTGCTTTCCAACTTGCGGGGCTTTATTCCAGAGGATATTAAAGTCCTCTTCATTATTGATGGTTCCCATTTCTAAAACGCAAGAGGTCATATTTGTTTTTAAATTCTCATAATCGTCTTCACGTTCTAAAATGGTTCTTCTCTTTAAACCAATTTCTCCTAAATTCTTGATTGCTAATTCAGCAAACCGTCTGGCTTGTGCATCACCCGCCTGAATGATGGGCATCACCCCACCAACGGCATCTTTATTGCTGTCTACATGAAAAGACACATAGAGGTCGCATCCCAGTTGATTAGCCTCTTCAACGCACTTAATAATGTTCTTGTCGTTATTGCCAAAGAAATCTGACTCTAATTTGACCCCGACAGAGGTAAGAAGAGGAAGCGCATAAGAAACAATACGATAAGAAATATCAGATTCTTTTCTACCATTATAACAGGCTCCTGGGTCTCCGATTCCATTTGTCTGCATTCCATGAGCGACTGGAAGATAAGGATAAGCCATATTATTTACCCCCGTTTTCTAATCCGCTTGCATTTTGTTCTGTTTCAATATTGTTTGAAGCGGTAGTATCGTTATTCTTTTTGATTTCTTCAATAAATTGCAATACGGCGCTCAGGGTAACGAAACCATCTTTTAATAATGTTAATATTTGGCCGGCTGCTTGAGCTTTATCTGTAATATTAAAGTTCTTCCAGATACCGTAACCAATACTGGCAATTGCACCAGCGTAAGAAAAAATCTTAAAAAGATCGCTTTCAGACAAAACAATCGGATTAATGTTAAATGCCGTAAGCATCGCATTAACAATTAATAAAACAATGGTTGCCAGAACTACCCATGTACCGGTTGGAACACCTTTTAAATTCTCAATAAAGCTTGTAATTTTATTCATAATTTCTCCTTTAAATTTTTGCTAGTGGTAATTTTAAAACTCGTGTGTATAATTCATGGCACAGGCCATTCCCCCCAAGGCCAGCATAGGCTTCAAACAAATGTTTCAGATTTTTCATATCTTCTACACTAATATTGGTTTGATTAATGTAAAAAACACAGGCATTATAGACCCGATCATGGAGCAGGGCCACTAAGGCTAATTTTATGATGTCCTGGTTGTCTTCACTCTTATTCATCCTTTGGTTTTGGTCTTCTTCAGGTTTTATGAATCTCTCCGTGAATTTCAACCGTAGCGGTTTGAATACTAATACTGCCAAAATAATAATGGTCGTCATGTTGCTTGCATAATCTGATAGAATGTCGATTAAATCTGCCAAACTCATAAACACCTCCTTCTTTTTTTCCCAATAAAAAAGCAGCCGTTAAGCTGCTATAATCCAAACGTTTCCAATAACCCTGTGGAGTGCGTACTTTTCAGCAACCCACGATATGAAGCCTCTGTTGCCTGTAATTTATCCTCTTTAATTTCACTCTTATCAAACGCCCTCCGGACAAATTTCAGCCGGGCCTTTATGCGCTTCAGGGATTGTTTCTTGATCCGTTGTTTATGGCCCCAAACATGGAGGCCAACAAACTCAATACCATCTTTGACACGTCCAACCCTTGTTTTATGATTCAATTCCAATTTCAAAACATCATTTAAAAACACCTCAATTTTGTGTTTGATCTCCCAGAGTTCACTCTTACTTTTACCTAGGATAATGATGTCATCCATGTACCTTATATAATGTTTGATCTGAAGATCATGTTTAGCATATTGATCCAGGTTGTCCAGGCATAAATTAGCCTCCATTTGACTGGTAAGATTACCGATCGGCATACCAACATCAAAGAGCCGGTCTTCAACCGGGCAATCCTCCGGTTTTATTCCGGATGGTAAACCAAAAGGGACCTCTTTATTATTAATGATCTCACTTAGCAGCCAGATCACGTCCTTATCTTTGATCCGATTTCCAAGGTCCCACAATAAAACCTCATGATTAACTCTGTGGAAATATTTTGATACATCAAGTTTCAAATAAAAGCAGGGATCCTCTTGTTTATTTATAGCGATTAACCATCCTTGCAGGCGCTGGGTAGCGGCGTGGGAACCTTTTCCAACCCTACAGCCATAACTGTCATGAATGAATTGTTTATCAACCAGAGGATTAAGCTGTCGGTAAATGGCCCATTGGACCACCCGATCCTTGAATGATAAAGCCATGATCAATCTTTTCTTTGGTTCATGAACATAAAATTGTCGGTAACTTCCAACATGGTAGGATTTCCACATTAATTCATTTTGTATTTCAGTCAGGTTTTCTTCCAGGTGTGCACTGAATTTAAGCACGTCCGGACGATACCTTTTGCCCCTGCGTGCTTCAATGTAGGCACTATATAAGTTCTCAAAATCATAGATTTTCTCATAAATATTGTTAATTCTCTTCATGTTGTCCTTATGTATTAAAAATCAAAAGATACCCTCCGACTAAAAAGCCTACTAACTATCTCTATTAATGCCGTATTTTTCTTAAGCTGCTTTAACAAAATAAGAAGGGAGATGGATCCCTTTAATCTCTTTACACTGATTCAGCAGCCGTAACCACCAAATATCTGGAAACAAGAGCAGAGCAGAGCGAAACCCGATGTTGTCGTTAGCATTCGACCGGGGATTATTGCCATTCAAGTTGAAAACCCCAGCGTTGGAAGTGTTGTTCCAATTGCCCCCACGAAAACCCAAACGATATGACCCATCCCCCGTAGCTATTATTTTTTCTGAGACTTAATCCAGCCCCCTAGGATTTTTCCAATCTCATTGACTTTTTTAGACCAAATCTCATATTTCCTGATTGAAAGATATTTAACATCCGGGGAAACGGCATAAGCCAGGAACCCCCGTAATACTTCAACTTCAATATCCAGATCCTGTAAGGTCGTTTTCTTGTAATACTTTTTATTTGCTACAATACACAATCTAAAAATAGCATACATACTATTTTTGATATCCACAACCAACGAAAACCGTTCAGATTTTGGGAAAGAGACTAGCGCCTGATTCCCATAACTGAGCATTTCTTTTGTCTTTTCTAAAATGATTAATTCTTCCATTTATGTCCTTTCTCAATTGTAGTAAGGGGCAGGCGCTATCGCGCCGCCCGTCAGATTACGAAAGCAGAGCGAAACCCGACGCCGTCGCCAGCAAGCGACCGGGGAAAACCGCCATCCAAGTAGAAAACCCCAGCGCTGGAAGTGTTGATCCAAAGGCCCCCACGAAAACCCAAACGCTCACCATGGTTATCCATGTAAATGGAATCCCCACCATGATCGCCTGCATCAACCGGCATGATTGCCAGTTTTTTAAGGATCTCCGGAATATTAACCCCGGCTTTGGCCGTAAGACCGGCAAAGGATGTGGCGCCATAGACACCGTCAGCCCCTACATTTTCAATGGCCGTATTTAATCTAAACCCGCCGCCGGCTACAGCTGCGACCAGATGATCCCATTTTAATGTGCCAGCGGTACCAGGCGTAACCAAAGATCCGTCCGGCATAATTGCCTTCCAGAGCGTTGAAGTTGCCAGTTGGTTAGTTCCAGTGACAGCTGCATTGTTATCAGGGATGATTTGAATCTCACCGTCCACGGTTCGATATCCGGCTTGCCATTCGTAAACATTCCCGTTTAAATCAGCGATGCCAAAAGGTTGACCATTATGGTTCCAGGAGATTGGGCCGGAGCCTGTGGCGGTTCTGCAGGTAGTACCCGCGCTCAAGTAAGTCGCGGTACCCTTTTCGTAGGGTGCTGAATGATCTTTGCCATAATTGTTATTACCCCGTGGCATCAGGTTATTTTTCCGGCACCACAGCGCAATAGCTGCTGACTCTGCAATGGTCGGTAAATGATACCCAACCCCGCACGCTTCAGCGTATGCTTTCGCCTGATCAAAGTTCATTCCTGTCTTTGGATCGGAGAAAGGAAGGCTTAAAGCTTTTCCATTAATCACGCTGTTAATGTAACAGCTAAATAAAAACTCGGTCTTTTCCACGCCATCGACGATCCAGGCGGGGTGGGTGGTTTCAGCCCCGCCGGTATACAATTCGGAGGTTTTAA